CGAGGCTCACCCATTTAGGTTATAAAGCGGTGGGATTCCGCAATAGAAACAATCCAGTGTATACTTTAGTCGTATACACTGTAACCTATGGGAAGAGAATTACCAATGCATGTGGTACCTCCTTAAAACCCTCAGTTGATCTTTCGACCAACTGAGTTACTAGTATTGGGGTAGAACCTTACTACCTGACCATATTTTTATTGCGCCTGGTTTAGTGGTGCTAGAAGACCCATACAGGCATTCTAAGGATTGACCCTACTGACCGTAGGGGTAAACCTTGGGATGTCTGTAATCGACTCCTGGTGGCTTGAGACAAAAGCAGGGCAGGAGGCCACCTAAGTGACCCCCTGCCCTTAATTCGGTTAAACCAAGGCTTTCTCAGCCTCGATTTCGGCCTGAAGCCGCTCAATTTGGCCAATTGCTTCCTTCAACTGCTCAGGAGAGATCTTGAGATCTGCTGAACGACCAATCCATCCTTGCAGTTTCATCTGCAAGTCTTCCAGACGAGTCCGTTGAGCGCGGCCTACGCTACGGATCTTGACATTGATTCCTCGGCTTGCGAGGAGTTCGCGTCGTTCTTCCGCCGCCTTTTTCATTTGCTCACCAGTCATTACACACTCCGTCAAAGAGTACACTAGACCAATACCGACACGGCACTGATGATAGTGCACGAGATGAACTTTCGTGTTTCACAGCGCTGTCTGGCTCTTTCATTTCCCCTTTTCACCGCGGACACGCGAAGCGTGGCCCAGATACTTGCACTAGGGGTAGTTGGCCGTAGCCGTAGGAAAAGATAATCTACCTATTTGGTTATAGGTTGTTAGGCAACAGCCTAACTGAAAGCTCCCCTAGGCGAACCTAGGGGAGCGACAGTAGGGTTGTTGATTACTTCATTACGTTGGCACTGTGGCCAAGGAATTCAGCCTCGGGCATCATAGGCCCAAAGTCCTTATCTCCAATAACCACTGCCACGGCAGCACGGAGATCTTGGCACCGCCACCACATGTTCTTTGCGTACATGTGTGGCAAGGTAAGGTATGCCTCAGTTGGGCGTACCGTGATTGCATCGTGACGCGAAGCCACAAAGTTATCACCCAGTTGCTCGATTGTGTCGGTCAACGTGTGACCGTCACACAACGAAACCAACCGCACCGAACTCCCGTTGGGAGTGTGGGTGGTATTGATTTCTCCTGATGGGGTGTAAGGCAATACAACATTGCCATCCTCATCTCGTGTACCCTTTACAAACGGGGCACACGTTGGTTGGTACCTAGTAGGCCACTTCCTACTCTCAAAGTACTCACGGTACTTTGAAGGCACGGTGATCGAAACCGTGGGAAGGTTCCGATCTCCTTTCTCGTCGGCAGGGAACCAATCCAATGCTGGCTCAGCTCCCCAATGTTCCACTTCAAACCCATTCCAGTGGGTTTTGATGGTTCGACCTTCGGAGTGGATTGCTTTGGCTGTTCGCAGCCAAGTATCTACCACTCCCATTGTTCTGGGAATCGAACGGTACATAGCTGCAAGAGCCATGTCACCAGCTTTTTCAGCCAGCTGAAGAATCTGTTGATCCTCCATTGTAGCCAACACTGGAAGTTGTGGATTCAACTTATCACGAATGATCTTGTGATCCTTTGTGAAATCACTGGGATGGCATCCCAGATCTACTCCGCTAGCAGGCCCGTAGACAAACACGGGTGCCAGGAACCGTGAAGTATAGGTAGCAGGCTGTGCTGCCGCCTTCATCCAATCTCGTGACTGGAGATAATTATTTACCTCCATTGTTGCGAAAGATGGGATTTCTTGGTTCTTAATGAAGAACCTATACAAATCCCCGTAAATAAGGATGGTTTTCAGTGTTTCTTCGCCATAAGCGAGACACTGAGACAGAACTCCATTAGCATGGCCATCCAAAGACGGCATGTAGCCATGCGAACGTCCTGTTTCCAATGCCTCTTGGATGAAACCACACTGAGCAAGGAAACCCAGCACGTTCCTCTTTTTCTTACCAATTTTTTTGAGTGGACTGTCTGGAGAAGTGGCAAAGGTTAAAGCCTTTTCTGCATCCATGCAGTCAAGGATCTGTTCCCTTCTCACTTTGAACTCCCGCATCACTGCGGGAATCCAAACCTTCTCGCAGTACTCCCGCGAGACATTGACTGGATCGGCCAGTCGGAGGAAAGCAGACGCTTCACCCGTCTGCATTGTTGGAAATGACCGCATCATGCGACCATCCCAATCCAACACTCCAGCCGTGCTGGGGTACTGGCGACCCCCACGGCTGTCAAGTGAATGGGCGAAGGTGAACGCTTCACCCGAGTCCGCCTTTACAACGGACTCGTACTCCCATCGCTGGATGTGTTCAGTAAGGAACACATCCTCAATGACCGTAACGGTCTTACCGTCACGATTCATTTCGTACGGCTTTCGCCCGTAGTGGGAGATGAGCCCTTCAACAAGAGGAAGCATTCCCTCGTTGACTTGGAAGCGGACATTATCCGCAATGTGTAGTCCCGCCTTGTGTGGCAACCCAATCTGATTGATTTCTGGCACTGCTGCCATGATCTTGTCAATTGTCGTGCCTGGGGCACGACGCAATTGCCAGCCAACATATTCCTTGTTTCCCTGTCGATAGGGAATAGGAATCATGGAGTAGCAGCCCGTCGAAACGAGCTGTCCGAGAATTCGTCCCACTGGACTAAAGTCCGTGGGATCATTACCAGCCGCAATGTGGGCTGGCATCACGACCTGAATCAGATCGTGAAGATTGATTTCACCCTTACCAAAGTAGTGAAGTTTCATAACTTCTCCTAGTTTGACGTTCCTACTATTTGATCTGTTAGTAGTGTACAGTTCCGCGTGAAAGATGCGCGGCCCCTAGTTTGTCAGTTATTGTTGTTGTTGTTTGGGTTTGACAATACCCGATAAAGGCAGTATGCCTCTGCAAGTTCCTGCTCGTTTGGAATGTCGATTACCTTCAATGCCAACACTTGGTCCAAGCAGAACCCTTTCGGGTTCCACTGGTTTTCTGCCATTTCAAGTCCATGAATTAGGACTTTACCCGTTTTGAAACGAGTGACGTGCAGCACGATAAGTTGCATGTGTCGAAGTTCTCCACTCCGCTTGACAAAGGTAACGGATGTTACCTTTCCCTTCCATGATTCTGGGGGGTCAATGAAACTAGGACCATTGTAGTCAGGGCTGCGATCCACCTCCTTTCCAATCATGGCAAGGTAGATCATACCAATTGCGAGAACGACAAAACCGATAGCGAATGCAATAACCATTGTGCTTCCTTGTGTTAGCACACCTCTGAACATTGCTGCAACAGCGCAGCCGAAAGCTTCCTCCTAGGGACCTACCTAGGAGGAAGCGACGGTAGTTCTGTTTACTTACTCGTCGTCACAATCGACCAGACATGGGTAACATACCCCATATCCGACGTGGCACGGCTTTGTCTTGCGGCAACCACTACACTTGCCGATTTCCCATTCGCCACAGTTTGGAGGAATGCGTTTCGTCAACATAATGCCGACTCCAATCAATCCAGGGATGATGAGAAAGAGGAAAAACACGATAAACAGAATGAACATCAGCATATTGTCTCCAGTCTACACAATAGGAACCCACCGCTAGGTCACACGACCAGGGGTACGGGGGGATACCAGCTATTGCGTAATCGTTCTACCCCGCCAAAAATTTCTGACCCCTAAGTCGATTTAGCTAACAAGTCAATTTACATCGGAGCTTTAATAGGTTGGGTAGCTTGTTCAACTAGAGTTGGAACTCTAGTTTGGGTTGGTACTGGTGGTGTTGTTGTAACTGGTGTTGGAACTTGAGTTGGTACCTGGATGTTTGGCTTTTGATGTAATTGTTGTAATTGATTAGCATTGGTTTTAACCCGATCATAAACAGATCGTTTTTGCATTGTTTCTTCATACCTAGGAATCAAAGCTCTAAAGACAGCAGCTGCATCTCCATTATAATAATTATCTTGCATTTGCATAACTCTACCAACTGTAGAGTTTTTTGTTCCTGGGCTAGAATAAGGAGTTGCATCACCATATGCTTGCATAGCCATAAGACGAACTGGAATAGAGTACAATTCTTCTGGTAACAATGGACCTAATGCTTTATATAGTAATGCCGAAGTCGATTGATCTCTAGCTTCATTACCAAGTAAAGCAGCCCCAAGTTTACCAAGGTCTTTAACTTGAGTTTGTAAAGCACCTTCAGTTACAGCACTGATGGCCGCAGAACCTCTACCAGTAGCTGCCTGTAATGTACTGTTGGCAGCAAGACCTATTGGATTATTTGTAAACACGGGATGTCTGAGTACATATCGTACTAAGTCAGAATTTTTAGTTGAACTTGGATCTTCTAATTGTTCCAAGACATCTTTATAACTTAGTGAACCTCTTGCTAAACTTAAAACAATATTATAAATCAAATCTAATAAACCAGTCAAGAAGATGTGGATTGCAAGTTTCCATGGGCTTGCAACACTACCTCTCCTTAGTAACTGTTGTGATACCCAAAGTGCTGGGTAGGATTTATAGAATGTCAACAGGTTTCTAGCAAAATCATTAGATACTGGAGCATCCATTGGTTTTCTTATAACCATTGTACGACTTATGTCTAAATCCATGAATCTAGCCATAGCCATCCTTGCTTGTTTAATTGCTATTTCACTTTCTCTAGCCCCTAGTTTATTAACCCTAATAGGTGATCTACCAAAGTGTAGATCAGTTTCTAAAGCAGACATTGATTGATCTAGAACAGTACCTCGGTATGTTCCATAGTTTTGATATACAGTTTGAATTGCCTCTAGGACATTCTTTTCTAGTAAACCAGATCGAACAATACTGATTAGTACTTCTTGATCAATACTGACTTTTACGGAATCTGCTACTGCAATAATACCAGCAACGGTTGTAGGTTTTGATTTAATATACTCAGCTCTAAACTTTTGTAGTTTACCACTGCGTACAAGTTTAACAATATTACGATTAGCCACAGCTCCAGCCGCAATTCTAACTGAACGCATAACATTAGAGTTTGATCTACTACGTCTTAATAGAGATCGTTCCCACCATCCAAGTTTTTCAACTAAGTCACTGGTAGCATCTGAGTGGTTAAGGTTTTGAGGTAACATAGGTGACAAGGCTTCTTCTGTGGTCCATAAAGCACTTGCTGCTAGCTCATTAAGTTTTCGTTCTCTTAGTGGTGAGAATTTGTATCCAGCAAGAATACCTTTTTTAAATGACCACATAGGACCACCATCTGCTTTTTGTGGTAACTTATCATATAGATTCCAACCAAAACCTCTTAGATATTGTTCAACAGCAACTCCACCAAATGCAATAATATTAAGTAGAGAATTGATTATATTATCTCCGCTAGACATAGCAGCTAAAACTCCGTTAGGTGCTTCAACTAAAGCTGTTGCAAAGTTAATATTAACACCATATCTAAATGCAACTAATTGTTTTGCTGCGGAATTGACTTTGCTCATTGTACTACCTAAGTCTAAATCATCATTAGTTAAAGTACCACGAATTTCTTTATGAGCTAATCTTGCTCTTTCAATAGCATGTTGCATAAGAACTTTACTTCGTGTATTATCAATTGGAGTGCCTGATGCATCTAATAGATGGAAATTAGCAGCTTCTACACCAGTAGAGTTTGTTTCAGCTTCTAGCATATTAAGTAACTGAGCAATGTTAAAGTAAGCTCCAGGAATACCTGAAAGTTCTTGTAACAAGATTCTTTCAACAAGGTCATATCCTGTACCTCGTGCTAAAGACTTGAAAGCTGAATCAATATGCCAATCAAATAGTTGCTTAAGTTCAACTGAGCCATTCACAAATACATCTTCTGCATTTAAGTGGAACGCATCTTTTCTAAACAAGTGAGAAGAAACCCCAACTTTACTTAAGAATTCAATAGCCAAGACATCATTAGATCCCATTGTATCAAATGCTTGTGGTAAGATACCAATAGCTTGGGTTGGGATATTAAACAAAGACATTGCTTGTTCGTTTGATTTAATTGAATCAAATTTTTCTTTAGTCTTAGAATCTACTGTTTTATGTTCAATAGCATCTGTGTAATCTTTTAACAATACTTCCATATTCTGAGTAGTCATTCCAGCAAATGCTTTATTCATAGTTACGTTACCTTCTCTAGTCATGTAACATACAGAATAAAGTTCATCTTGAATGTCATTCATAATAGCTTCAGAGGAGTTATCAGCATATACACTTATCTTTGAATATGTTCCAGTTTTAACTCCTTTGTCTGCAATCTTTCTAATCAAGTGATTTATTAAAGCTTGACGACCTGAAGTAACTACTGTAGCTGTTCCACTCTTGATATCATTCTTTACAATCTCAATAAAGTTAGCATCGGTAGGGGACATCTTTTCTGTTGGTAATAGATATGGTAAAGATCCTGAAGTAAATAATACAAGACTAGAGAAAGGAGAGTTTTCTCCATTGTGCTTTAGTAAACTTCGTTGCTTATCCATCAAAGCTTTTCTAATTTCCGTATAACCAACTTCTCGTTGTTCTTCAGAAAGCAATGAAAAGTTTCTTAGTTTAATTGGAAACTCGTCTACCTTTAGATCTTCTCCTGGTTCTAACAATTGATTTTCATTCATCAATTCAACCATACGATCTCGCATAAGTTTAATAGCTTCAGATAGTTTTAGAATATAATCATATTCCTTTTTATCAGTTGTCGTTGGAGTTTTCTTAAGGGTAAGTGCTTCAATAACACTGGTTACAATTTGTAATTGCTTTTCAGGCTTTGTATATTCTGAGGAAATTTCACCCCATGTTCTTAAGACGTTATGGGCATACACATCTATTTGATGCTTTTGATTAGCAATGCCACCTACATTTGATTTAAAACTACCTGAAGTTGTTGCCGCAGTATGGTCTAGCAGATCAGCAATTACAACCATGGGAGCAAATGGAGAATTCCATGTAAGTTCAGTTGCTGTTAATGCATTTAATGCACCATTTTGAATAACTCCTGAGATAATCTTTTCACCTAGTGGACCAGAAAGCCAAGAGTTTCTAAAGATTCCAGCTAATGTAAATGGCGTATCAACTCTATTACCACGTCTTTCTATACCCTTAGTGACAAAGTGAGAAATAAAAGCTCTTCTGTTTCCTTGTCTTAACATCTCACTTTCGGTAATACGTCGTTTACTTTTTGCTTGCCATGCAGTTAGAGCTTGCATTTTTTCAGAAACTTCAGTCCGACTGATACCCATAAATGAAATTGCATCTAGTGCTCTGCGATCTTTTGTTTTTGTTTCAATATCGTTATTTAGTTTCTTGATAAGCACTGCATCTCTAGTGGCTACATCTTTGGCTACTTCAGCGTTTCTTAGTGTTTCTAAGGCTTGTATTTCTGAAGTAAGGATTGTAATTTGTGATTGCTCTACAGGAGATATAACTTTATTGTTTAAAGTAGTTGCAGAATTCTTATATGTATTATAAACTGCATCTGGATTTCCAACATCTCCTCTAGCTACAAATCCATTCTCAATAACACCCATTACTGCTTTTTCAGCTTCTTGGTAAAGATCTGAATAATTAGGATCATTAGTAAGTTTAGCAAATGTAGTTAAGATATTCTTAGCCATTCCCTTAATCATAAAGAAAGCTCGTTTCCAAAGTGAAGTTGCTGCTGCAATACCTTGGAATCTAGCGGCTAAGGTGTCTAAAGTTTCACTGTTGCCAAATAAATCTTTTAGTAATACAAATGCCCCAACATGAGCAAAAAATTCATCAGGATTAGACATTGCATAATTTACCTTTGACTCTAATTCTTCAGTTGGCATTCTACCACTCATTGCAACTAACATCTCACGAACCATACCCCTAGATCTATTTGCACTAAACAAACCAACAACATTGTTCCATTCTTGTGAGTTTTGACTGACAAACTTAACGCGAGCAATGTGTAATAATTCTTCAGCAAATCTAAAGACCATTTCGGTTTCATTTGTTAGTTCGGCAAGTTTAATATTCAATCCAAGAATATATTTACCATTTCGTTTACTTGCTGACATAAGCGGTTCAGAGTCTGAACTATAAGCTTCAAATCCTAAGTTACGGATAAACTCCATATTATTTTGACTGAGTTTTCCAATTAACATTAGTTTCATATCACGAACACGAGCTGAAATAATACCATCTGCAACTAGTTGATCTAGATTAGCAACAATCTTTTCAGCAATGGCTCTATCCCCAGGATCTGCAAAGGAATCCATAAAGCTATCTGGATCAGCAAAGACCGCTGGGCTTGCTGTAATTTTAAATAAATCAGAAGCAATTTCAGGTTCAACCATTGGTTGAATTACCTCATCAGTTGCTTTCATAATACTAATTCGTAGTTCTCTAGAATCTGGTTTGTTTGTAAGGCGACTAATTTCAGAAACAAATACAGAATCTCTAGAAAGATTCTTATCAACAAAGTCTTGACGTTCAAGTTTTGCCTTTGTAATATAGTAAGCAGAATCTACTTCATGTCGTTCAACTGAGGTAGTGTATAACATAGCATCAAGAACTGGGGCTAGTTTTGTCTTAAGAGTCTTTACTTCTTCGGGACTACTAAAGCCAAAGTAAGTAAATAACGCTTCCTGTGCTTCAGTATTACCAGCCAACTCAAAAGACATTGCAGCAAGTTTTAGAACTACAGTACTAGTTCTTACACCTTTGAATTTCTTTTTAACTATTAGTTCTTTAGGATCAGTTTCTTTTTCAATTCTACCATATTTCTCAACAAAATCAGAAATCTTATCAGCTTGTTCATGGAATCCCGAAGCTCTTGCTTTGTTAATGACATTTATTAACGTAGAAACATACGGCATATCAGCAGTTGGAATAGTTACTGAAGTTTTTTTAAGTTCTGTAGTTCCATCTCTAGATACTAGTAAGTTTACTTTAACATTATTAGAAGAACCTTCGGCAACGTCTTTTGCTTGACTTCCACGATAATATGCTTCATTAACCATGTAAGCACCGAAGTCAATAACTAAACGAGGATTTCCGTTTAGATCTGTTTTACGGTAATCAGATATAATGATTGGTTTAGCTTTACCTGGATTAAGTTTATGCAACATGAGAAGAGCATCGTTCATATCTTCTTCATCTTCACGCATCTTTTCAAACATTTGAGCTTGTTCTTCTTGCGCTAAGATATCAGCATCTGATTTAATCTGATATAATTCTTTTTTAGTTTGATATCCCAATGTAAATTCAGAAAAGAATTTATTATTGCTAATTTCGTTTAGCATGTCTGTAACCATATCTGGAGTAAATAGCCACAGAGTACCAGGATTATCTACTAGTTTTTGGGTAAATACATTTGCATTAGTAATACCCTGTCTAGTTAAAGATTCTTCTGTTTCATCTTCTCTATACACTTGATCAGCGTTAGTCATTATGCGTAAAGTTTGACTGCGATCTAATACAAAAGTAAAAGTAGTCATGAGTTGTTTTGTCAACTCAGCTTTATTTTGCATTGTTTCTTGAAGGATTTGATTATACAGTTTAGTATCTAATAATGGATTAAGACTTTCAAGGATAATAAATCCATTTGAATCTTTCTTAACCGCAGGAGTATCCAAAGCAGAACCAGGAACTAATCGTGTTGCTATTTTTCTAGCTATTTCAGTACTTTGGATAAAATGGTAGACTTGCATAATCTCAAAGCCAAAGGACGTAATAGGAATAAGTGAAGTACCACGAATGCCTTGGCGTCCTTCTTTGCCTCTAGCAATAACACCAGCATCAATAGTTAAACCAAACTTCAAAGGCATTAAACGACTTACTTTGCCTTTAGTTGCTAACCAAGTCAACACTTGAATCCAACCAGGCTCTTCTCCGTATAGTGAATTAATTTCGTTTATGTCCTCTATTGATAAAGCTCTTTCATCCAAAGAAGCCATAAGATCAGTTACCGAGAATTTATGGTTTCCGCTAAGAGCAATGCTATTAATTCCAGCTACTTTAATTAAACCATCGTGGAACTTAACCCGAGCTTCTTTAATTGGAAGCATTCTATCTAAGGATGTACTAGTTGGTGATGGTTTTTGAATCTTTCTAAGTGTTGATAAAGTAGGATATAAAGCTTTTTCTTTAATTTGTTTAATAACAAATAAGCGTGTCCAATCTCCCCTAGCAACTAGATCTTCTAAATTGTTTTCTTTAGCAAAAGCCTCTAGTGTATTTTGTAACTGAACAGCCTTTACTTCAATAGCATTTTTAGAACCCAAAGCAACAAGAGCTCCGATATCCTCACTTGACTGAGGAATATAGGGCATTGTGTTTTTATCCCATGGACTTACGAATCCTCGTAAAGATTTATCAACAAAGTCATTAGGACCAAAAGTATCTGGCTTATCTAAGGTTTTAGCTAAAGTAAGTGATTCATTGTTTTTAATTCTAGCCCTATGCTGAGCCTGTGCTAATGCATAAATACCACGTTGTGTAAAGTCAATATCTGCGTAGTTTGGTCGTAATGCACCAATACCATCAATCTTAGCATCAAGAACAAGAGATTCGTTTCCTGTACCACTTAACTTAGTACGCATACGAACTCGTTGACCTACAGTTCCCGATAGTTTACGATTACGAACTTTACGCTCTTTATTGGTAATTGTTTCTCCATTAATAGTAAACTCATGTTCATCTGCAAATGAATCAAGATATTGAGCTTTTTCTTGGGCTTCAATTTCCCGAGCAGATCTTTCTTCAACTGCTTTAAAATACATTTCTCTAGATTCTGCCATCATTGGATAACCAGTAAAAACTGGTGGTTTATAGAATCTTGCTAGATCAATCATAACTGAACGTAAAAATAAAGTATCCATATCCCTAGTAGTTTTGGATGTAATTTCTTTAATATCCCATAAACCAAATGGATTATAATCACTTCCCATTTCTTTTTTAAAGAGATCTCTTTCAACATCGGTTGAATCTTTCGGAGCCACAACTCTTGGTTGAGCATACTTTGAACCCTCTGGTCCAATACCATACCATCCAACCATGTGGTTACGTCCGCTGGCGGCTTCTACGCCATATCTAAAGAATATTTCTTTATTTAACCATCGTTGATAATCCTCTTTACTAATATGAGGCGTAGATACTAATTGTTGTAAATCAATAGCATCTTCTTCAATTACATATGGAGTTGCTGCTCTACGTCTTAAAGCATATAACATTAGTTGGTTTTCTAGTGCTTCTTTACCTCCAGCAAGAACAACATTTAGATCATACATAAGAGTATGATACTCATCTGTAGACATATCTTCAACTGCACGGGTATTCCAGATTTCAGAAGCTTCTGTTAAACGAGTTTCCCAATCTTTTTTAATTTTTTCTTTTTCTGTTTCTACTTCAGTTTTTCTTCTTACATCAATAGGTGAAATACCTTTAAATCTAGCAAGACTATTGGAAACTTGATCTAAAGATTTACTATACCAACCCTTAAGAGAATTTAGTCTTGCAGCTTTATCTTTAGCTGCTTTAGTTGCACTAGATCCAACGTAAGCTCTTAACTTATCTGCACTTAATTTTTGCTTATAGTTTAATAGAATTGTCTTTAGTTCTTTAATGTCTGTTGATGAAAATCCTAAAGCTGCATCAACAATAGACATATTTTCAATCATGTTAGCTCGTAGTAAAACAGTAGCTAAAGAGTCAATTTCTTCTTCGGTAAATCCTAAATCATTTGCTGCGTTTTTATCAGATAAACCCTTAGTAATACCAGGTAAACCTGCTTGGTACATTCTAGGGGTAATTGCGCCTTTAAAAAACTCTTTAAGTTTGGTTCTATCTGCTGCAAGATTATTAAGTTTAGGTCCAATTGATTTAAGTGAATTGTGTACTTCTACTGTAAGTTTATATTTATCTGGATTATCTAACATGTCTGGGAAAATACCATCAATAGTTTTTTCAGTACCATCAGCTTGTCTTTCTTTGTATCCAAATAATAAATCATAAACCTTAAATCTAGGATCTCCAAGATCCTTTTTATTAACAATAATTCTTTCTGATTCTAAAGTTGCAACATTACCCATACCATCAGTAGCACCAAATTTAGCTAAGATATCATTTACAAGATTTAAATTTCCATCTTGCATAGCTAACATCATTGCTAGGATATTGTGTTTACCTTGGAATGCATAATCGGTTTTATTTCCAATAGCTATTGCGTTAGGACCCTCACGACGAAGTAGTTCAATACCTCGCTCGACAGAACCAAGAATAGTATTAAACTCTTGATCTGTAACCATACCAAAGTTAATCATCCATGCAAGTTGATCCATAGCGCCACCCATTAAAGCAGCTCCAGTTGGTCCACCTGGGTTAATAGCATCGTTAAAGAAGAATACAGGAAGATCTTCATTTAAAAATCTTTGTGGTTGTCCAATACCAATGTAGAAACAATCGTGGTTAATTGACATTAGTAATTTTGGAATATTATATAAATGTTCTTCTGTTATTCGTTTCTTTTCAGCTAAGGATGGTATACTGGTAAAGACCCCACGAGCTGCAACATCTGGTACAATGCTTAAGATTTGTTCATTAACGATTGAAGCAATAGCATCACCTTCTTCTTGCTTAATTGGTTTTTTTAACCATGCTTCGATATCTGATTCCATTGTTAGATCAATATTCATATCTAATAAATGGTTTACACGTTGGATTAATCTAAATCCATCGTATGCTGCTTCTTCCTTAGATAAGGCATGTGGTTGTGCCATGTTAACATCAAGAGGATCTAAGACTGCTAGTTCTTTTCGTCTTCCAAGAGAACCTTGAGACTTAAATTGTGCTTGCTCGTCAATTTGGAATATCTCTTCAATACTGTGGCCGTTATGGATTAAAACATCAGAAACAGTCATTCCTGGCTTTTGATCCATCATAACCTGAGCAATAGCAATTCCAACTTCATCTGCTGGTTTCCAGTCTACATTACTATTACCAAAATCAGCTAAAGTAAAGAAACCTGGAATTAATGGTCTTAAGTAATCTTTAATAACGGAGTTCCAATACTCAGCATCGGTTTCATCTTCAAGACGTTTTCTTGCATTAACTCTAGTTTCAAGTGCTTTTCTAAATCGGTATTTAATTTTAGGGTTATTAATTGTTTCAAGGAAAGACTTAAGTACAGCGTTTTCATATCTTTCAGGATCAGATACTCGTTGAGAGTATAAAATAGACTCATTAAATGTACCTTCTATTTTAAAATTACCAGTCGTTGGATCTGATTCATCATTAATTTCCACTAAACCATCGGTAACACCATCGGTTTTATAGTTTAAAGTTAAAACAAAACCATATTTGTCAAACTTTGTTTTGAGTAATGGTCCAATTGCGTTACGATTTTTGCCAGCGATATCTACAAGAATAGTATCAAACAAAACTTCTTTTTCTGCTTTGATTGCAAGAGCTTGTTTAATTTGTTCTAGTTTTCTTCCATATTTAATTTCATTACCCATTAGTGCTTTTAACCACCAGCCAGTAAAGATATCCAATACTTTATGAGCATCGTATCCTCCAGCTTCGGTATATAACGCTGATTCGATTTGATCAGTCATCTGTGGTGTAATGTTTTTAAGATCACCTAATGAATTTTCTAAAGAATCACCAGAAATATGGGTTGTATCGTTATTTAAGAATAGATTACTTAGTGGTTTTCCAACTGAAATTATAGATGGTGAAACTGATCCTTCGCTGATTAGTTTTAATTCACTTGTTTTTGAATTAAACATGTATTCAAACAAATCAATCGTAATGTCAGCGTCATTTTCAGAATAAGCATCAAAACGATACCACTCTCCAGAAGCTTTAGCTTCATCCCATAGTGGTTTAATACCATCAGAACTAAGTTTAATCTCAGTTCCTGTAGTTAAATCAATAGGATAGCCGCTTGTAAATTGAACTCTTCCATCATAAGCTGTACGAGGAGTAGCTTCTGGCAAGTTTGCTTTAGCCAGTTCTTTAAGTTTTTTACCCTTAGTCTTTTGTTTTTGATGCCATGTTCTACCAGGAACAGCTGATGTAATATTTGCCAATAAGTCAATACTTCGAATAGCAACTCTTGCTAATAAATCAACATCATTAACATGTTTTTTTAATTGAGGAAAATCAAAATTATTACCATTATGAGTAATAACCTTAAAGCCTTCATTCTGGAAGTTTTCTAAATCTCCCAAAAACTTAGTTAGTTGATCCTTGGTAATAGGATCTCTATCAGGTGTAATAACGGACTTTGCATCTACTAAGACACCACCACTGTTTACTAAAATCTTTGTTTGAGGTGGATGAATACCATCTTTCATTTTAATTTGAATAGAGTAAACACCATCTACTTTATCAGTTGGATGATAAATATCACCAAAAGTTTCAATATCAAAAGAAATTAGTTTTGAATTATCACCAAACCACAATGGATCGTTAAACTCAGGCATGATATCAGGGTTTCCACCATGACTAAGGATCATACCCCGACGTAAATTGATTTGATCTTGTGTTTGAATATCGTTAAAAGGTTTAGACTTAAGATAGGAAATTTGAGCACTTTGCCAAGCTTTGGGATTAATGTCCATTAACTTAGGATCTAATACCTGTCTGATAAGTTTTTCTGGAATTATACCATTAAAATGTTTAAATCCAAATACACTGTATAAACGACGGATTGTTCCTTCAAGTGCTCGTACTGCTTCATCTTCAGTTTTAAATCTATTATAATCTGGAATAACGCCTGGGGTTGCCATTGCTAGACGATCTTCAGCAGTATTAGCTGGAGCAAAGGAAGGATCAATGGCTTCAGGAGAGGATGAATCCACTATAGTACGACCCATTGCAATAGTTTCAATAAGGTTTATTGCTTCTTCTGTAATATCAGCAGGATCTTCTGAATAGAATCCAGCAGTTGCTGTTTGCATCATTAAGTTTTTCCAAAGACGTCCAGCTGCAATAATTTCTTTTTTATTTGGATTGGTTAAGTCTTTAGTTTCGCTTCCATCCGCAAGTTTAATAGGATCGCGTTGATTCACAATCATATTGTATGCGGGTTCACCAAAAGTTTCAGTAAGTTCCTGTAAAGTGGGTGCATTTGTAGTATCAAGTCGAGCAACAAAATTATCAACACGCATCTTAGCACCAGCTTCAGCAACTGTACGCATACGAGTTTGATGGGTAATAATTTCACTTGTTGATCTGGTAAGATTAGTTGTATCTTGAGCTACGGCTCTAAGACTAAGGTTAACCATTTCACCTTGTATTTTATTTAGTTCTTGTTCTAATCTAAAGATAACTTCACTAAAGGTTTTATCCCTTGCTCCTAGACTTTTACCTAAACGATCTTTATAAGTTTTTGAAATAAACTCAAGTCGTTTTTTGTCTGATTCTCGAACTAACTTAGCGCCTTCTTTAGTTGCTTCTTTGATTTTTGGTGTTAGTTCTTTCTTTAACTTATAGTAAGTTTCTCGTAATTTTGATCGTCTAGTTGGATCAGCAGCTTTCCATGCTGTATATGCTCTATCTAACTTAGCTCTTAGGTTTTTAGCTGTTTCAACGTATTTTTCAATCTTAGATAATAGATTTTCTAGGTCTGCTTTAAAAACTTTTTCAGTTTCGGTTATAATAGAAATATCAATTTTTTCTGCTATTGCTAAAAGACTTTTAATTACAGCGGCTTTAATCTCACGTTCTTTAATTTTTTCTCCGAGATTATTAGCGTTTTCTTTTCGTTGCTCAAGTTTAGCTTGTTCTTTTAATAGAACATCTTGAAGATCTTTTACAAACTCTTCGTTTCCAAGTTTTTGATGTGCAGTAATAAGTTCATTAATTCGATTAATATGTTGATATTGAACTACTTGGTAGTTTTCAATGTCTAATCCACTTTTTTTAACAAGTTCAAATAACCTTTGTTGTTTATCTCCAACAATTAATCCAAAGGTTTCTCGTAAATCTGCTTTACCAATACTATCTAAAAACTCAACATAAAAATCTCTACTTGGTGTAGAAAATCTAGTAGCAATTGTATCCCAAATATCTGCTAATTCATTCTTTTCATCTTCGGTTAATTCCTGAGCTATTGGCTTTGGAAAAAGTTCATTCAATACTTTTTCTGAAACTGGATTAGATGCTGCTCGGAGTTTTCCTCTAATAATTATTTCAGCTGTGTCAACAGGAACACCCTTAGAAATTAGTTTTTCAAATTCTTTAGTAATATTTGGAATGTCGCATAACATATTTTAAATTCTCCTTATGAGCAATTAATCTGTGTTTGTAATTCTTTTTTAAGCTCTTCTTTATCATATAATGGAGCTAACTCTATCAATGCTTTGGCTTGTTTTTCGCTGTCTTCTTTATGTATATTAACAAACGAATTAACATATCCATTCGTTTCTATATCCACGGATTTAAGTAAAGTTGAAAACTGTTCAAAAGTTTCTCCTGATAATGGTAGATCTAAAAGAGAAAACTTAAAAGCTTCAGTACCCTCAGTATCTCCAGTATCTATAGGAGTACCCTCAATATCCCCAGTATCTATAGGGGTACCCTCAGTAGCCCCAGTACCCTCAGTAGCCCCAGTACCCTCAGTAGCCCCAGTATCCTCAGTAGCCCCAGTACCCTCAGTAGCCCCAGTATCTATAGGAGTACCCTTAGTATCTTCTTGATTTTTTAAACTTTCTGCGAATTTTTGTAATCGGTTTGTTGGTTCCTGTAATGTCTGTAATATACTGTTTGTAGCGGCTTGAATAGAGTTGTTAGTTTGTGGATCAATTTCAAAAGACTCTATAGTTTCTTGTACAATAGGAAATACTTTAAAAAACAATTGTTGTTGTTTTTCTACTTGTTCGATAACATCTTTACTAATAGTTTTTACACGCTCAGAAACTTTACTATCTAGTTCTTCTTGTAGTTTTTCTTTTTCTTCTATTGGAGTATTTGGATCTTCAATTTTTTTTACTAACTCTTCATTTTCTTTTTTAAGTTTTTCTGTTACAATGTTATCATGTTGAGCTTTAAAAAAATTTAAACTTAATAAAGAGTTATTATTACTTCGACCTAAACCACCTAAAGTTGTAATTAATAAAAAGGACTCTGCAAGATTTTTGTTCAATCTAAGAGTTCCATCTTTATCCCGAATAAAAACATCTGCTTTAATTGCCTCATCAATATTATTTAGTTGTTCTTGGTTTAACCTATTTTGTCTATAGTCAGTATTTAGTTTTTCTAGTGTTTCACCAAATATAATACCAGCATCTAATAAAGATGTTGTATTTAGTTTTCCGCTAAGAGCACTTACTTGATGGCCTAGGTTTGCTAGGGATGTATAAGCTTTTTCAATAGAGTCGTATCCTTCTGATGTATACTTACCAAATGTTCGTTCAAACATTAAACCCCTAGTAATATGCTGAATTCTCATTTCTGCTGCTAAAGGATCTAAGTCATCAAAACTACCTTGTATAGCTGATAAATAAGCATTAAATTCTCTGGCTCTAGATGGACTTAGATTAAAATAACGAGCACCAGCATTAATAATAGTATTAGGACTATTAATAATCTTAGCAGTTGTAAAGTTTAAAGGAGCAAGGGCACCGCCTAATATTGGTTCCATAATAGCACCATAAAGTGCTTGTTCAAATGTATTTGCTAAATCTAAATGAGATCTAAATCCTAAAGAATAATCATATCCTTGATTGATTAAACTTGTAACGCCTTCTTCAACAAAACCCTCTACAGCTTGTCCAGCACTCCAAAGTGCTCCTGTTTTAAATGCACCTTTAACTAACTTAGCTCCCTTTAGTGCACTAAGGTTAGTTCCTTTTATAGTATTATTTAATGCCGTTAATCTTGGAAACTTAGTTCCAGCTTTCTTAGCTGCAATTTCTAATATAGTTCCAGGAAGATTAACAGGTAAAGCCGCATTTATTCGTTTAAGATTCTGTCTTACAGCCAAGGCTCCTTTAATACCAAATCTAAAGTTATTAGAAGAAGTTGCTGCTGTTCTGGTTGCACCAACTATAGCAGATCGTGCAGTAAGACCTAATGAAAAAACAGTACTAGTACCAGCAGTAGCAACCATGATTGCTGTTTGACCTACAGCATCCCCAGAAGTTAAGGTACTGTAGATCGCGTGTCTTGCTTCTTTAACATATGTCCAATATGGATGTATTTGTTGATGGGATTTTAAGGTTCTTGCAATTGCATTATTGATAAATACACCATTAACGTAAGACCTAAACTCACCAGCATTTTTAACGCCTTTTAGGTATTCCCAATCAACACCCTCGTCTGTCCATGCTTTATAAAGAACTGGATCTCTAGTTTGAAGTTCATTAACCATTTCAGATCCATTAATTTTATTAGAACTATGTAAAGCAATCCATGCTGGGTTTGTTGTTTCAGGAGAAACTAAACCTTCAATAGCATCCAAAACAGGCCAGAGAGAAAGATCTGTAGCTGCTGAACCCCATGGCTTTAACAAATATCTATCAAAATTATTAACTATATTAGATCCAACTCGTTCATTAAAAAATGATTCTTCAAATTCATTTCGTAATAAAGCTTTAATACCTGGTGATTTAGTCCGTTGTGTTAATAAAACGCTTTCAGCTAAAATTGGTGCTTGTTCAAGACCAAAACCAACAATAGTATTAGGAGTTACAGGATCGTCTGGGTTAAATGAAATACCCATAGTATCAAGATTAATACCTGCGGTATCTCTAAGATCTTTCATTAATAGTGTTGTGCCATCTGGTTTAAAGTATGTTCCTGTTGCTAGGTCTAATTGAAACATAGGAACAGTTTCTACAATCGGTTCTAATGCGGTAGATGCATTAAAAAGATCTGTGTTCATAAAAGCATTTGTTTGTGCCCAAATAGTATTTTGGTTTGTAGTCATTAACTCAAGTAATTGACCATTGTAATTTGCTACAACATTTGCATCATGAAAACCTAAAGTTCCCATTTTAAACTTACCACCTGAGTTGGGATCGTAAGATAATAATCCTTTTTGATCATAACCTAACTCTTGGGCATAAGATTCAATTACTTCTTCTTCTTTATTTTTTCTTTCCTTAAATCTTTTAAAGTATTCAGAAACTTCGTTAGCTTTGTTTTCATCCGCTAAAGCAAGTTCTTGGTTTCTTTGTCTTTCTTTAACAGTTGCATCAAAACCAAACATTAACATAGTTTTTCTAATGTTTTCTTTATCAACAGGACCAAAATAAACAGAAGATTCTTCACTAGGTTGATTGCTTGTAGTAGTTAGTCCTAAATTAATAGGATTATTTGTAAACATACTCATAGTTTAGTTCTTTCTAGTGGTCCACCAAAAGTTTTTTGTGGTTTTGGGGTGGTTCTTAAGTCTTGTGGCTTTTGAAGCCTATCTAATTCAAGCATAGTTTTAGTCCAACGAACAAGGCGTCTATGGTTTACAGCACTTGCTGTTGACGTAGTTGGTTGGGATGGTAAAGTGTAAATTGGTATATTTTGGTGATTACCGTTTTTATCTCTATAATAAATAGAAGCTTGTGTTCTAGTTGGATTTGTAGAGAATCTAGCAGTTTTATTTGCTTCATTTAAACCAAGCTTTAATTCTTGTAGTTTTTGAGTTACAGCCTTATATGTTTCTGGATCTATTTTTTTTAACATTTCAAAAACTGTAACATCAGAAGCTCCTACAGTTTGTTTTGCAAGTTCATTACTCATTGCTTGTATTTCGTTTGATTTACTTTCTAATAATTGAATACCTTCAGGAGAAACATATGTTTTTATTAACCAGTCTAAGTTTTCTCTGGAAGCTGGTAAACTAAGGGTTGAAGCAACATATAAATCAACTGGATCTAAACCTTTTCGTACTCCACGACGACTTTCAAAAGTAGTACCATCACTAAAGGCATTTTCAAAGTCACTTCTAAATAAAGATCTTGCATTAGGATCAGAACTCTTATCCATTATATCACTCATATCAGAAAAGGAAAGAGGAATACCTTCAGGAAAGGTAGCCTGTAGTGCTTGCTTAAGAACAAACTCAGGACTTCTTGCTGATGCAGAAGGATCATAACTAGTGTCTAAACTTGGTAATGTAGTTCCTTGTCTAATAATATTTGGGGACCAACCAGGAAACATATAATAATCCCAGTTTCGTGGAGCAAATTGTACACTGTAGAAAGGAACACCACCTAAAGATGAGTTTCTTAGGTTAAATTCTCTAGTTGTTTCTGATAAAGATCTCATAGCCTGAATACGATTTGCTGCATTATTTGCTGTACCAACTGGTAATTGATCTGGAGGAACCGATTGTTGTAGTGAAAGTAAAGTCATTAAAACACCTTCAGCTTCTCTACGATCTGTTTTTCCTAAGGCATCAAAATAATAAACAAGCTTTTCATCCACTGAAAGTGAATTAAATGGTTTTGGATCTTGGTTAGGAAGTTGAACCATCATACTTCCATTGTAAGTAGGAGGTAAAATATTTCCTGTTTGGGCAAATGATGAATTACTAGCAAACAAAGGGCTAATAAGATTATATACATTTACTAGGCTTTCTTCTGTAGTACGCCCTGCTATACCAAAAAGTTGAGCAACAACCTGTGTTGTTTTATCCGAAACTTTTTGTTTTTTAAAATCCTCTTCATTAAGTCCATAAAAACTATGAATTCTTCCTGTTCCAATCTGTGTAATAACATCGGAAGCAGTTTCTGAAATAGACTTAGCTTCAGCACCAGGAATTACAGATATCTTTTCTGAAGGGTTGCCCATTACTCTAGATGCTGCTTGTACAATAGATAAAAACTGACTAGCTTTATTATCTACTCCGCTTACGCTAGTTGGAATATCAGATGTAGCAATAAACTTTACTAAACTTTCAAAAACTTTATTACCTTGATTAGACATATCAACCGAGAAATTAAAGTTTGTTCCAGTTAACGCTAATCCCCGTGCAACAAATAATACTGGATAAAGTTCATGTGGTTTTACATTAGCAATAGAACCATTACCAAGTTTTGCAAATTGTCTTCTAAACTGACTAAAGAACTCATTAGATGTACTTTCTGGTAGTTGATGCATGGTTCGTGCAATCATTGCAGTTCGTAAACCTAACCAATTGCCTGTATTAGCTAAGTATTCAACACCGTTGTCTCCTGTAAATGTCCACTCTTGATTAGCTATTGAATCCCATGATATTGGTTTAGTTGGATCAAGAACAGTCATTCCTTCAAGATTAACACCATAATATTTATTTACTTCTGTGTTAATTTTTTCTATAGTCTTAAATCTTTGGGTCTGTTCCTGAAGTGTTTGAGCTGATTGTGGTTTAAGGTATAGTTCTAACTCTTGTTCAGTTATTTTACCAGCAGATACTAAAACATTTAAAGCAACAGTGCGTGCTTCATAATCTATTTTAGCTTTAGCTTGTATAAGCATATTAAAATCTTGTTGAGCTTCGGGACTTAATTCGTTTAATCGGCTTGGATTAGCGCTATAGGTATCTACAGCATTTAAAAGACCTGGCTCACTGATTAAAGCTCCTAAAGCACTTTCAGTTGTTAGGTATTTTCTTTTATCAAGGGTGGTAGCAGTTCCACCCTTTGGAGCATTTCTAGCTTTTGCTTCTATAATATTAACAACATATCCACGAAGTTTTTCTATAGCTTCGTAAGATAACCCAGCTTTAGTAAATGGGACAAGAACATCTACATTTCCTTCGTTAATCATTTGTTGAATAGTATCTGTTCTAGGCGTAACAATAGGCTGTCCATTTGCATCTTTAATTATGTTACCTTCAGCATCTCGTTGCTCTGTAAAGAATAAAGATTCAATAAGGTTTCTTGCTTCTTCTGGTGTAGAACCACTTTGAACTAAGTCTCTAGTTAATCCAAGTTTGGCGTCTAGATCATCGACAAAACTACCTAAACTTGTTTCTAAAGGAATATTAGGATCTAAAGTAATTCCATCAATAATTTGTTTCGTTGAAGACTCTACAGAACTTAGTAATCCACCCCACAATTGTTGTCCCTGCTTAGAAACTTTAAAAGCACTTGAAAGGTATTTTACAGTAGAATCTAAATCTTTAAAATCTGAAGTTTTATCTTTTAATACTCCATCTAAACCAGGGCCAAAAGACTCTTTAAATAGATTATCTACAATTTCTAATTGTTGTGCTGGAGGTAATAAAGTAAAAGAAGCAGCATCATAAAATTCTGGATATTGGTTAGTAGCTAGTCCATTATAAATTTGTGTATAAGCATCTCTTAAATATTGCTCTTGCTGTATATCATTCATATTAGAGAGGGCAGCTCTACTCTGTTCTCCAAATGTCTTTAGGGTTTGTGGATTTGGAGCTGAAAGAAACCCTAATGAAGCTGAAGCTGCTAAAGCTTGTTTCATTCTATCATTATTATTTTTCCTAAGTAATCTAGATGCATTCCAAAAATCAGCTTCAATCTTTGGCAATATTTCAGAAAGCTTTACTCTTACTTGATATTGGATATCAGGATCAAAGGTAGAAACCATGTCAGCAGTAGCATCATAGAATTCTTTTTTAAACACGTCTGCATGTGCTGTTCTATCTGTGTATGAATAAGCTTGCTCTAAAAGAGTAACAACTTTTGGATTTATTTTTCTTGCTTGTTCAATATCCAATGAACCATCAGCCAATCCAGATAATAAGTCCGAAGGAAGAGAAAACTCTTGTATTTTTGCTCCTAATAGTTGATTGGTTACAAGCATTTGTTCTTGTTCAACTAACTGAGCTGTAGTTGCATTGCGTAAAGAGGTATAAAAGTTTGAACCAACTAATGAAGGATTGTTTTTAGCAAATACTTCTAAGAATTCATCTGATAAAACAGGACCCATTTTCCCATCAAACTTATCCCATTCTTTTGCCTGAGAATTATACTCATCTGAAACAAATTGTTCAAAGGCATCAGGTCCCCATGATTTTGCCATTCTATTAGTTAACTTACGTTTCCATGCATCACCAGACAAAATAGTAGAATTATTTTCTAAATGTTTATTAAACATTTGTACTTTTTCTCTAGGATCAATCTCTAATGCATCAATTCTTTCCCATTCAATTTCACTGTTTTGAATTGTTTCATTTTCAATTCTTTGGCCTATATCAGCAAAAATATTTAAACTTTGTTGTGTTCCCGAAGCAATTTCCGCTAATGCTTCATACATATAAACTTCAGAAGACTTAGCGGGTAAAGCTGACATTTCGCCAGGTCGGAATTGTCCTCCTGAAAAAGATGATTCTTTAAACTCAACAGGAGTTCGTTGAGCTTGTAATGGCTCAATGGGTTGCATTTGTAATAGAGATTGAATATTTGCTCTTGACATAATTATCTCCTAAAAACACTAAACATTTGTGGTTGTCTACTTAATGTAGAACCAGAAGCAGTAGATGCTACATTGTAACCTATGGGTGCTCTACTTACATCAGTTCCAAATTGATTTACTGTAGAAGTATTATTACCAATAGAACGAGTTCCACTAGGATTTCCAGTGGTTCCTGTAGTAGAGCCAGAACTTCCAGCAGCTCCTACAGCAGCACCAGCAAATGCACTACCAATTTGTAAAGCACCAGAAATTATACCAGCTGTCTCAAGTGCTGAGGCATCTTCTAGCATAGGTGCATCCATGTAACCCACAATATTTGGCATAAATATATTTTCAGTTTGTGCTGACATTTGTGCTCTAAATTCTTTATCAATATTTGATTTTTGCATTTGAATATTTTTCTTTAATTGAGAAATATTATTAAGAGCATCTAATGCTTGTGCGGTTGCTAAAGAAGCATATAAACCACTTGATGGCGAGATTCCACTACTGCCCATAGCATTTAATAAAGAAGCTGATGTTTGAGCCTTTTGTCTTGCGAGTTGACGATGCTGAAAACTCTCAATTTGTTTTAGGTTTTGTGTAGCTTCATATTGTGTTGCATAGGCAGACTCAGCAATAGCTGCATTTCTTTTAGCTTGTTGAGCAAAGTTATAGGTAGACATAAACTGTTCACGGGCATTTGCAAAAGTACGTTGAGTATTTTCTTGAATCCACCGTTGTGTTGCTTGTTGATTCCGTAAACGAGCAGCGGCTCCTTGAGCCATTCCTCCAAAAATTGAACTTGCGCCCCCAGCAATTGCACCACCGAGGGCTATGACGGTCATTGGGTCCATGTGTTATCTCCTTACCAACCCCATTGTTTATTAGAGTTTTTTGATTTCTTTTTTTGATTTGTTGCAACCACTCGGGTTGCTCCAGAGCAAGGAACATAATCACTGGCTCTAAAATTATTAGCCCAGTCTTTAACTCTTTTTTCCCATTCTTTTTGTTTAATATCTTCGGATGCCTTGCTTGTATCTAAAGACATATGCGATTTATAAAACTCCACAGCAGCAGATAATACATCCACCCGATCATCATGCTTTAAGGCTCCTCGGCCCCTGTGTAGTCTTGTAATTTGCATTTGATTGTTTTGATCTTTAATTGCTTTTCTAGATATAACCAATCTATGCATTGCCATTACAGGCTCAAGAGTAGATATAATTCTTAATTCTTTTTGACCTGTAACTCTATACTCTTCTATACCAACCCTACCACAGTGTTGGATTAGGAATGGTGTAAGTACTTTAGTAAACAAACCATCACCAAAGTTAGACTCTACCCTAACTAGGGGAATCTGATATTCATTAACTAATTTGGCAATTTTCATTAAAGTTCCATCATCATAGCCACCACTGATGCCTAGTAGTTCGTGTATAAAAATAGTTCCACTTAGGACAGACGCTACACAAAGTCCTGTTTCATCTGTACCTCGTCCACTTGGGTCAATACAGAGATGCATGTGTTGATACTTAAGGTAGTTATTAGACACATGCATAGGAACTGGAACTATATCTCCTGCGATTCCAAACACAGGAATTCCTGGCATTGGGTTCTGACCTTGCCATACAATTTTATCTGGACCTACCTCTGGATCTACATCTAATACCACTAGGTCCCGTAACTTAAGAGGATATCTATCTTGGTCCGCTAAGCTGGTAATAAGCTTGTATTGTAAAGCATAGTGACTAGGGCCGATTTTAGCCGATCTGGAGGCAAGCTCCTCTCGGTCGAATCTCTCTGGCTGTGTAGCGTCCCCTGGCTTTATATCCAATCCTAGGACCCAAGGAGCCACATCCTCGACCTCATGGGGTACGGAGATGTCTGGCATCTCGGCTGGATACTTAATCATAGGGTAGGATTCTTTAAGAACATTATAAACAGAGTCCTGATAATGGGGAGTACCTAGGAAGATAACTCTTGAACCTTTATTTCTAATAGACTCTAATTCTGCTAGTTTCTTAAGTAATGTTTCTTTACCTACTGGGGTTTCATTTTTACCCGAAACCTCAATATCGTCAAGTACTACACGGTCTGCGTGTAGACCTGTGATCTGTCCTGTGATACCTCTGGCAGCACAGTTTAGATCTTGTGTAAACTTAGTTCTAACCGCTAAGTTAAAACCAAGTGCGTTATCTTTATCCTGATCCCGTGGGATCATGAATTGACAATACGGAACTACCGATAAGATCTTTCTAGCCTGTGAGACAAAATCTATAGCTTTGCCTTGAGTATTAGAAAGAACCAAGAAGGTGAGGTTTGGGTCCTTAAGCCACTCCCAACTTGCTAAACAAGCTGTAATAGTAGACTTACCAGTACCGCGTCCTGCCGTCAGGATACAGTCATTGGCACCTTCTTGAATCTCTCGTGCAATTTCGTATTGGATTTTGGTAGGTTCCCCAAGACCAAGATGCTTAAAACAAAAATACAAATGGTTTCTAAAATCATCTAATACTTCTTGAGGAATCTTCATCCAATCTCCTTATCGTCTACGACGACTAATTAAACCAGCCATACCAACCAAAGCAATAGCACCTGGGGTTGGAGCATTCAATTGAAATGCACCACCAGCGGTATTGCCGATGAAGGTAGGAAGTGGGCGCCAATCACCCCACTTGTTTTGTGCATTTTCGTCTGTAAACCAAAACTGATTTACATTTTGGCCTTGCGACCAAACAAACTGATCACCCATAGCATCATTAAGTTGAGCACCAATATTCATAAAGTAACTTCCTGCTGCAACTTGGAATGTAAACGGAACGTAAAACTCATAGACTGGTTGACCAAAAAAATTATAATCACCAGTTGCAGTAACAGTAATACCTGAAAGATCAATCTTTTGGTTTGTTACGTGAGTTTCAAAGTCTGTATTCCACACAATGATTTGGAAACAATCAATATTGGTTAAACCTTGATCATTAAAACCATTCATGGAACCCCACCAACGAATAGATGAAGTTGAATATGCTTCTTCAAGATCAAAACCTTGTGCTCCACTTTGAGCATAAGTATATGATCCTTTGGAATCAAAAGCATCTGAGTAAAATCCAACTGTATCTACAACTGGATTATTAGCAACAATAACTTCAGCACATGCGGCTGATGAAATAAACAATACACTAGCAAAAGTAATCTTCATATTAATAAGCTGCTTTCTTAATCTTAAATGGAGCAGCATCTTTAATAGCTTGCTCTACGGCTTCTATAGACTCACTTGGGATCTTGTTTACTTGATCCTTGTGATCACTGAGGATGCCTCTAATAACGGTATATAAACCTGGTGTACGTCGATCTGGATCTTGTAAATCATTAACCAAACAATCTAAAAGAAGATCTTGTAATTGATTTAACTTTTCTTTCATGGCTTCTTACCAAATAACTCAGCAATCTTTGAGATTGGGAAGATATGGCCTACAATATAACCAACTACTGCAAGCATACCAGCAAACCAAACACTACCGAGGAACGATTCAAAACTAGCTAATACTGTTGTCATTTTTTGTCTCCTTTGTTTTCTTGAATGCTGCATCAAAGGCAGGATCAGATGCCCTGAGTGCAGCTACCATTTCCCGTGCTGTAACAGGATTATCCTGTGCTAAAGCTTTTCGTGCTATATCAGCTTGCTCTAGTTTAGCCTTAGGAATAAATAAACCTAGTGAGTAAAATATACCTTTTAATAAATTACCTAAACCTGTGTACCATAGTAAGAATACTATAGATATAAGACTAAGGGTAATCATAATATAAGTTAATAAACTTGCCCACCAAGGTACTTCGTCTTCTACTTTAGTTAACGCAACTAAAGTAGACTTAGTTAGATTAATAATTACTTCTTGTTCTTGAACTCCAGCTTGAGATTCAGACTGGATTGACTCTACATCAATAAGCTCGGTTTTAGTGGCTTCTTCAATTTTTTGGAAGCGTTCCTTACTTGACTGTGCAGACTCTTGAACTACATTTGCATTTTCTGCAATAGTTTTAGTTGGAGATTTGCAACTTGCTAGGGTAAATAATATTAACAGTAAAAAATACTTCATTTACGTTTCTCCAATTCTATAACTCTTTGTTTTAAATCATCTAGCATTGCACCGTGACGAGCATCATTAGATGAAACTTGAATCTGGGCTTTAACCAAATCTTGAACAATAATCTTTAACTCAGCTAAATCTTTATCAGTTTTATCAATTAATTGACTTCTTTTTCCGATATCAATAAAAAATCCACCAACACCAATAGCTAATACAATAAGTTGAAACCATTGAAGTACAACTGTTGGACTATTACGATTCTTTTCCTCCATTAGTTTCTCCTTATTCTTGAGTTGCTAAAGAATTAAATCCACCACTATTAATTAAAGCTAAAGTTCCATCTGTATTTAAAACAGATAAACGAATCCAAAGATTACTAGGAATACCTAGGTTTGTAAACTTTACAGCACACTCGACACGATTTGCAATACCATAAGCTCTAGAACCAATACCAACTTCATTATACATAGTATAAATTCCCATTGCATCATAAGTATAAATATTTTTATTATTTGCTACTGTACCGAATAACACTGGAGTTGCAGCTCCAGTAATAGGACCTAATGTAAAACCCCAAGGGCCTGAGTCAATTTCGGTATCATCAGCATTACTGTCTCTTTGTGGATGTCCTGTTTCTGCATCAGAAAACTTTCTATAAACTTTAGAATATCCTAAAGATTTTAAACGTGGCACACGAATTGCTAAGGTAATTACATAACGAGTATCACCTGCATAAGTTTCAACTGATTCATTCTTAATATATACTTTTAACTTTGATAAATCTGTTTTAGACCAAACTCTGGCACTAGATGCTTCTAGTTGACTGTATTGATTTTTATAAATACTTGTATTAGTAGTTACACTATTCTTAGATTGATAATTTGCATTGTCGGTTAAACCATATTCCAAGATAATTGATGATTTAAGTTTATCTCTAAGTGCATCAATAAAATAATTACTAATAACACCTTTCTTAGCTACAACTCTAAAAACATATTCATCTTCGGGATTAGGAACAAAGTTATGAGCATTAGAAAATATAGCATTCTGATCTACAAAACTTTGGTAAACACCAGTATATCCAGCATTATCAGGAAGTCCACCTCCTGCGTGTATATCATTTGGCCTAAAAGCCCATGGAACAACACTACCAGCAGAAATAGCTGTGTAACCACTAATATAAGTATTAGCTGTATAACTAGGATAATCATAACTTTGTCTGTACAAATCTAAATGTGGATTTAATGTACTTGTGTCTACGACTCCAACATTACTGGTGAACCAATCAATATCTGCTTCATTAAAACGATAATCATAGGTATTAGTATTTTCTGTAAGCCATCGTTGTTGCCAAGCAGTCCATAGTTTATCTGCTTTGGCATAAACACCTTCCCATCTATTACTAGTTGTACTATCTAAATTTTCTGTTTTTTGTAAACGATTCCAACCCTGAAATCTTACAGTTGGTTTTTCATTGGTAAAACTATTACTTGTATTAATTGAACCTTCAGCTGTTGATGCCATTGCTAAAGATTGTTTATTATAGTAAATAATTGTAGCAGGAATTTTCCACATACAACTAATAGCTGATTCTGCTGTTTCAAGTCGTTTATAATTTATAGTGTTAGTTAAAGTATCTCCAATATAACTAAAATCATAATCCGCAGCTATAAAGTAATTTTTCATTAATCGAGCAATTTTATCTCGTTGTTGTGGACTAGCGCTTACACTATAACTACCTGGTTGTCTTACTCCAGCAAAACACATATCACGGAGATGTAAAAGATAAAAATCTTTAAAATTTACATTACCGTTATTAAATGTACCACCTTCAGCTGAGATTGAATTAAATGCATTACTAATCCCAGTAGTATCAAGGTTTGATCCAGACGCCACTGGTAAATAAAATAGTTGTTCTTCTCCAGATGTTAAACTAAATATAGGCATCTTAAGTGTTGTTGTATAACACTCTGGTACACTAAGATAGAAAGCTGCAATACCATAACCATATAGTTTTGATGTATAGGATGTTTCACTTGCTGAGACAGTTGTTCTATTGAAATAAGGACTTGTATATACTTTAGTAACTGGAGAATCTACAGATTGTACTCCATGAAATACAAGTGGCAAAGGACCTGTTAAATTATAACCAGATGCACTGTATAATTCATTGGGTTTATTCCAATACATTGATTTATAATTGCCAAGATTATCAAAACCATCTGATTTTGCGGTATTAATTCTACCTTGATTTAAATTCCATTCTAGTTTAATCTTAATTGGATTTGACAAACGATCTGAAACATCTTCAAGACTATTGGTTACATTGGTAAAATAAGTAACTGGATCTTCTTCAGCTGGTAGAATTTTCTTAATAATATGATAAACTGTAGGAGGATCTGTAACTACCCATTGATTAGAGTTATTTTTAAATCCACCAAGTTGTGTTACTGAAGAAACATTAAGTCCAGTTCCGTTGTACCATGAAAGGTTTGTTGGAGGATAGAATGTTCTATCTGCAAAAAGAAGTTGTGCTTGGGTAATATCAACTGTTGGACTTTTTGCAGTCCATTTATTACCATTAGAAGTATCATATACTAAGATATCTTTATTAGCTACGGGAGTTGTATCGACATCTGATAGATTTGAAATAGAACCACTAAAGGCATTAGATACAAACTTAGTTCCATTCCAAATAATAGCATGTCCAGCTTGTAAATTACTAAAGTCAAACTCTAAACTAGAGTTAGTTCCTGTAATATAAAATCCATTAAGTGTTGGATTAATCATTGTCCAGAATGAAACATTAGTTGGATCAATGCTACTGGTGGCTTGGATACATTTATAAATTTTATTGTTATATGAAACAATACTACCAATTGTATATGAAGTTCCATTTACCCACGCACTAACTGCGGTTGCTAAAGAGTAATTAACATTAACGGTTGAGTTAGTAAAGTCTTTTTCTTGAGTTACAAATAACAACTGATAGAAACAATCATTAAGATCTTTAGCGGTAAGTTTAGCGCCTTCTGAAAAATTAGTAATCATGCGATCACTAAGGGTAGATCTTTGTAGCACAATCTGATCAAAACCAACTAAAGATGCTGTAATATTAATAGTAGCATTAGTTTCATTAATAGTAAAGTCTGTATTTAAAATCAACTGAACAGTATTACTTGTTGTAGAGCTCTTCTTAAATACTTTTAACTGAGTTGAAACTGAATAATTACAAATCCAATATAAAGAATTATAGGAATAAGTAGTGCCACTAATAGGCAAAGTTACTTCTGTATTTGTAAATAACGAAGAATTCGTAGTTAAATAATCATAACAAGGCATGCTTTCTCCTTATTCAATGCTGGTATTTAGAGATCTAAAGTTACCAACAATCTCTATATTTGATATATTACACGGGGTTGGATAAGATGATCTGATAAAGATTTTACAATTCTCAGAGTAACTGAGGATCTTTACCAAATGTTCCCCAACCCTATCTATCCTAAGTTGAGCTAAAGTATCTATAATGCTGTTGGTATCTAGTGGATAGAATGTAACAGGATTATCTAAACGACCCCGACGCTCAACAACTAAATCATATGAACCTGAATACAAGTGTCTAGTAGTTATCTTCTTAAGGTTAAGTACGCCTTCATAAACTGAATTAGGATCTTGAGCTGATCTATAGACTTGCTGAGACAATTCAACATTCATTTGATATGTTCGTCCAATAGAAACAGGATATGCCCTATAATCACCAGTAATAAAGATTTCTGTATTATTAGTGGAAGCATTATAAGAGATATCTCCAGAAGCTACAGCAATAACCTTATATTGCTCTGAACCCCAAGAAGCATTAGTTAAAGAAACATAACTAACATTGGGATCATAGTAAGGAAGGATAATCTTTGTTTTACCTCCAAACAAACTACCTTCTGGTTGTTTAGTAATTAACCAATCTAACATAGGTGTTGTGTAAGGTACAGTTTCTAAAGAAACAAAATAAACACAAAGCTTATTAGGAAGATTATTAATAACTGGTCCAGTTGGTCTTTTACTAATTATGTAAAGATCTTTTTCATATGCCTTAATAGATTTAATATTATCATTAGAAGATAATACCCATCTATGGAATGCATTCTGAGAAATCTTATCACCATTAGTTCTAAATGTAAATAAATACATATAGTTAGGGGCACTTTGATCTACCATAAATACAGTACTTGTTGCCGAGCTAACACCTAAAGCTGAGATATCAGAAGGAAGATAATCTCTACAGTGATGACTAATGTCCATTGAAGTTGAGTACTCATCACTAAAGGAACTACCACTAAGATACATATACATTTTTTTATCATTTACAAAGAAAACATTTGTACCCATTTTCTGTGGAGCTGTTACTTTAGAAGTACTAAAGAATGAAGTAGGTCTAAACTCGACGTTAAACGGAGAAATACCTACATCATTGGAGCCACCTCGTACTTCAAACTGAGTTGAACCAGCACCCAAAACAATTAGAATATTTTGGAACGGTACAATATAAGTCAGTTTGTTATAAGCACCCACGCTTGCTTGGATATCAATAGGATCTGTTTCTACTATATTAGAAATATCTGATACCCAGAAATCAAAGAATGAGTTAGTTCTACTAGCCATAATTGTATTTTCAGTAGCAATCCAAAGTCTATTCTTCCAAATAGATACTGATTGGATTGTTTCTTTTCGCTCTAAAGCTTTAGGCCCAGGGTTGCTAAGACTTGTTCCAGATCGTCGTGGAACCAAAGGCATGTGTTTAACCTTCCACTTACCTTGGTCTGTAAAGTCTTTGTAAATCCAAATAGGGAAAGTACGGTGGTCTATTACAGAGTTAGGACCTTCACTGCGTAGTCGTTCAAAGTATGGATTCTTGGTATAACGTGTTGCTCTATAAAAACTAGCAGGAAATGTTAAGTAATTATTTCTTGCAGCGTAGACTTTTCCTAATCCAAGGTAGTCTGTATTACCATCTCTATCTTCTGCTGGCAGGGGTGAACTTGGATAATAATGATCCTTTGTCCATACAATACCACCACCAGGAATAGAAATATTATGAGGCTTGTCATAGTAATCATAGATCATTCTACTGGCTCTATAGCCATTAAAATCTCTAACATCATTATAAACTTCAGATGCTGGAAACTGAGGAATCTCACTAAAGTTTTCTCTACTCTGGCCTTCTTCTTCTTCCTCTAAGGTATCTGGATTAATATTTAAAATAACATCATCTCTTACGTTAATCCAATAACGATCAGAATCAATTAAGTCTTCATCAACAGGTAATAAGGTTTGGGGTGGACTTGTTCTCTTGTAATTGATTACATCACCTGAGTGAATGTATTCATTATTTGGGAATGAACTAATCCAGTTAGTTGAAGAAATACCAGTCTCTAAGTTTCTATTATCTGGTAAATAATCAATAGGAATTTTTTTATTCCATAGTAACAAACCTACATCAAAGTCAGTAGAGCCAAAAGTTTCATTAACAGAAGACGGTGTAACATTGACAATATTCTCTCCTGCTAAATAATAATTAGCAGTTGTTGCTCTATTTCCATATGTCAAGTATTCATAAACTGCTCGATTAAACCCAGATGTATTAGTAATTCCAGCAGAGTTATCTACAGTTTCTTTAATCCATTGAGTAGGTTCAATTCTATAAACAGTTATAAAATCAGAAAGATTAATTGTATGACCACTGTGGGTAAAAGAGTTTTGAACTACAGGATCAAATGGATATCCTGCTCTATTAATAATAATGCAATAACGATTGTATCCATCAATATCTAGAAAGTGAAAATAAAGGTTATCAGTATTAAAGTTTAATCCCGCAGGAACCTCAACATTAGCAACATCTAGATAACTATTTCCAGTACTGGTGGATACATAAGTAAGTGGTGGTCTTTTTTCAACAGACTTCTCAAGAGTAACGAGGCAGTTATCTATGTTTTCAGCCTCACTGGTTAGTCTCTTAGTAGGTGCTTGTCGCCCTACGCCACCACTTAGTGTATTAATTGGAAGTCTTGCAAAAGCCATTAGAACCTCGTTCTTGTAAAGTATGGATCATTAGAGAGAATGCCACGTCTATCGACAGCTGCTCTAGTTCCATGATCACCTAGTAATATAGATCTATTTTTCTTAAAAACATCAGAAGCTCGGCCACGAGAAAGATGGTATTGTTCTCGCATAGCCATACGCTTATCGACGTCTAGATCACCTTGGGTTATAGCCTGATACTCTCTAGCAGCAGTTTCCATGATTCCTCTTTGTAAAGCAGAATCAATGTCATCCCAACCATAGTTGTTTGCTGCGTTATTAAGTGTTACAATAACCTCAATTTTTAATGCCTTATCAAATATATCAGTCTGCTTGGTGATGTTGAACAACCTTGTTGGATTGGACTTAATAGTAGTTTGGATCACCTCCCCCGTCGTAGGATCGAACAGAGGTTCAACAACTTGAGCATAACAAGCAGTATCGGGTAAGATTATCTTACCTACGTTAACACCAGCTGTTTCAGGAGTAAAGGTAGCAACATATCTATTGTTTGCTATACCTCTCATTACAGCTGCTTTTATAGTTTGATTAAGTATGAACTGAGCAACACTTGTATCGACACCCGCATCTGTACTAAGATCATTTACTATGTGTTCACCCGAGGACAATAGCATGTGATTAACTGCATCTACATAGCTGTATAGTCCCATTACTTACCTCCCTTCTGCTTATAAGGCACAAGTTTGTTTAACATTTCTTGACGTTTTTCGCAACCACATCCTGGGGTTTTTTTAAATCCCAGTTTGTTTGCCACCTTAGCTACGGTATCGCCAAGACCTCTAGAAGACATTTGAATTGGATTATATGATTTTAAAGACATAAGTACTCCTGAGAAAAAAATACCTAGGGGGCCTTTCGACCCCCTAGGTACAAGTAATAAAATGTAATTAGTTAACACTAAAATTAAGTAGTAATTGAGGTAATTGGATATGTACCTTGAATTGCAGCACAAAGCTCTGGGCGAAGAATACCTGCACCACCCATGATACTAGCTACAGTAAAGAAAGTACCACGACGGACATCCTTAACTGTTTCAACTTTCATACCCTGTAGGCGTAGTGAACATACAGCATTGCGTTGCCAAATTAAGGCTTTAACTGGATTAATAGTACCAGTTGGTGCACCATTATTTAGTGGAGTAGTAGCAGTAGTAACATAGGTACCATCATCATCGCGGCACCAGTCAAAGTTATACTTTTGATCGCCAAGGTCACGAATAACACCAGCATCAGTAACTAAACCAGTTGAGCCGCTAACGGCTTTTGGTTTATTGGCAAGAGTACCAACTGCACCAGTACCAGTGCCGTTTGAAAGTATACGATTACCATCAAGTTGGGCAAGGTGGTTGCTCTTGATGATCTTGATACCCATGTATTCTAGCATATCACCAATGTTAAACATACCTTGATTAAGGCCAGCACCAAGACCACCAGCTTCAGATACACCACCAAAGAATGGACGACCAGCACCACCAACAAGACCAGTAGCATCACGAGCAATACCAAGAGCACGAATGTCATGGAAAGCAGCTGGGGATACAGCGCAGTAGACTTCACCAGCTGGAACATCTTGTTCTTGGAGATTAACCATGTAATATTCAAGGTGTTGAAGAAGTGCAAGAGCAGCGTCGGTTCGTTGAGTATCAGTTACACCAGTACCACGATTACCAAGATTATTAAATACTGAATTTGGTACAAACTTATAACCACCACCGTATGATGTATTATTCATACCAGCAAGACCAGTACCAAATGGATTACGATTAGCGGCAAATGCACCTTGAGCAATCATGCAAGCAATCTGCTTATCACGAACATTAGCAAGAGCAAGACCAGCTTGACGTGCTAGTTCAGCACGATAATCCCATTGGGTAAGCATGAGGTGGATATCGTCAAGTTCAAAGAACGCAGCCATTGGGCGTTGATCGAGTGAGATATCGAACCAACCTGGAGTAGAAATACCTGAATCTCCAACTAATTCTTCACCAGCACTCCAAATACCTTTGTGTCCAACGACACCAGTAATTGGGAAACGCTTGGTTGTACCTGATTCAATGGTTTCAGTAACAACCATTGGTTCAAAAATATTATATTGGTCATATGCATTAATTACTTCGCCTGACCAAATAGGAAGCCAGTAATCTGGATTTGATGCACCAGAAGTCAACGGAAGAGAACTAGGATCAGCAGCCTGTCCACCCTTAGGCCATAAATGATTTTCAGCTGAAAGTGCACCACCTGTTGGGAATACGTTAGTACCCGAATCTAAAGGAAATAATGATGTTACGTTATCACCTGGCATATTTGTTTCTCCTTATATAGAAACTTTTTTTTAAATTAAATAAACATTAACGAAGGAGAAATTATTAATTAGTCCGTGTCCTAATGGATTATACGGAGTTAACGATTTCTAAAACCATACCGAGATGTATTAACAACCATTGTTTCAACTGCTTTTCTGTAGTTGGTATCAACACGATACCTTGGATCTCTTAAAGCAGCTTGTTGTTCAGCAAGATTTTTAAACACCTGTACGGATTGTGGAACTTGAGAGGGATTAACCCGATTCTGCATAGCCTTGGGTTCCTGAGCCTTGGGCTTTGCCTGTGGTTGTGTTTGCTCATATTCAGCCTTAAGACCTAGGAGGACATTCTTATAGGCGTTTGTTTGAAGAGAGCGATTAATAGCCGCAACTTCATCAGCTGGCTTGGACTCTTGAGCCCATTTGAATAGACGCTTAAGGTTGTCACTTCCGCCCACGACAACTGCCGCATCTTCCCAAGATTGCTTTGCTAATGCTTTACGACCCTTAATCATTTGCTCAATGATTACTTCATCAGCACCCATTTTAGCCTGAATCTCTTTACGAGTAGTTGCACTTACGGCACCCGTTAAGTCAATTTCCTTGCCCCAACGAAGCCAATCTTCTGCACTAACCCGAGCCGTAGATCCAGGCTGAGTAGTAGGTGGTGGTGTAATCTTTAGATCTTCTGGAACGCCAGAAAGATCCTCGACTGGTTCTGGTTGAACCTGAGCTTGAGGTGAGTCCCCCACATAGTTAGGATTAGTCACCCCATTTTGATTATACTGCTTCTTTAGAGAAGCTATTTCCTGTCTGGCTTGAGTGAATCCCTTGCGGGCTTCAATTAAACTGTTAAACCAATCATCAGCAGATTTAAAATTACTAGGGATCTTTTGCCCTTGATCTTGAACATATTTCATAAACATAGCACGTTCATGGGTTGTTTGTGGATCTTCTGATTGGATTGGTGTAGCAATGATTGGCTGAGTCTCGACAGGTTGAGATTGTTCAGCATTGTTTGTATCTAACATTTAACTCTCCTTTAAGATTGTTCGGATTACCGAGTCTTAGTTTTTTTCTTTGTTATTGGTTTTTTAGAATCTGGCTTTGGACCAGTACGTTCTTTAATATAATTCATATCACATTTCTTTTTCATTTTTTCTTTGCTTTCTTACTGGTTTTTTTCTTTGTTGGTTTTTTCTTTTTTGGCATTGGTTTCTCTTCAGGCATTGGCATTTGAGCACCAAGACCCATCTGAGATTCCATCATACCAGGACCATAACCAGTTGGCATACCCATACCCATCATTGGCATTCTACTCATTGTAACCTCATTTCTTTAGTTTGTTCCAAATAGCTAAACCAGTTCGGTGGTAGTTTCTTTCAACCTTAGAAACAGAACTATTATTGTCGATATCACCACCAGCCCTATAATCTAACTGTTTATGTGTTGCATTATATCCAGTAAATACTACATCTTTTCCAGTAAGATCAGAATCAGCTACAGCAGTAGTTGTAGAAGCTATTAAAAAAGCTATACTACCTAGATTAGCAAGTTGTGTTCCTGCTGAGTTTTCAGCAAAGTTTATTGTAGATGCACTACCTGGTTGACCTGTAATTAAGTAATGAAAAATTGATCTAAGTCTATTATCAATTGCATTGTTTTTTCTTGGGTTTCGACCAAAAACAGTTTTTCCATAGCGATTTACATAGTTAAGATTAGTATCTCCACCCTCCGCTACTAAGGTAAATGTTTCATTATTAGAGTCATTAGCTGGATCAATATACGCCCCCATAGCTAAAGCTACACCTTGTTGAAATGAAATAGTTGGCATGGATTATTCCTTTATTGTAAAATTTTAGTTTTATATCTAGAAAGAGTACGTTTAGCTTGGATATTACCTTGATCACACAATGCATCAAATGATACTAAGTATGGTTCAATATCTATGGGATCGGTAGAAATTGTGACAAAATCAAGAGTACTTCCAGAAACTGGATCAGTAGTGTAATTAAGCATTCTAGAAAATGGAGGAAGCCAAGGAGGAACAAACTGAACAGAAGGTAGTCCAGCTGTGTATATATAATCAATAAATAATTGACCAATAGCTAGATTTCCTTCTGGAGTAAACTTAGTAAAATCTGTTACTTCCCCATCATTTACATACCAATCTTCCTCGTTTGGTATTACATTTGCGTTTGAAAGTGCTTCAATAATTGTAGGAATAGATCCTAAGTTTACATAAAAAGAATTTTTAAAAAGCCTAAAACCTGTATCAGTTACATTATTATTAAAATTTATCCAAGGATTATTATATAAACCATTAGCAGCTAAAACATTATTAACAAATATTTCTGAAGATCTAGTAAACAACGAGCGATTAATATTAGAATATATAGCATTTTCTGGTGGATTATCTGTATCTTTTGATGGTAAATTAGTTTGCGTTAGACCCGCTGGAGTATAGAAAACAATTACATACTCATCATCACTATAGCCACACAACTTAAGTAAATTTGTAATAGGAAATACTGAATTAACAGCTAGTCCATTATTAAAATAAACCCCATTAGCAGCTAAACCAGTTTTTTCATGAAGAAGATATTTATATGCATTATGTCCTAAGTAAGATGAATTAGGATTAGATTCTTCCCAAATTCCAATTTCATAGAAAATAATTAATTTTTTCTTTGTATTAATTCCATTTAATAAAAGACCAGTAGTTTGTTCATTCAATGCTGTATCGTCAAAACCTTGTTGTCTTTCTTTAATTGCTAAAAGAAGTTCAGTTAAAAATAAACCTCTTCCAGAATTCATTCCATTATCATAATTATAGGCAGCATCTCCACTTCTAAACTTTGTTTTAGATTCACCTTTTGTAAAAGAAATGCCATGTTGATTTGCTATATCAATACCGTATTGAATACCTATTGCTAAATTTCCACCTGTAATATTAGCAGTATCTTTACCTAAGAATCCAAAACGTAACTCTGATTTTGACCAATCAGAATTAACTGCCTGTAAGTTAACAGGAATACCTTGTACCTGTCTAACTAATTTTCTTCGTAGTTTCTCTTCTATTGGAGTATCAACTGTAGGAAAAAGTACAACTTCGTTTCCAGCATATGCAGTATTAGTAAAAGGAGTTCTAATCTGGGTTAGTGTACTTCCACTTCCAATAGTTTTTGCATGTGCAGTATAAGTAATTTGGCTAGAAGGAATAGGAGCTACATTTGATTTTCTTGAAGCACCAGCACCTGTATAGCTTTCTATTGTAAAAACACTACAAACATAAAAGAAATCTGGTGATTTAAATATTCCCAGTAAATTGTTTTTTTCAGTAGTTGTTAATTCTCTAGAAACTGGTTGTAAACCACCTTTAGATGGGATAATACTACTAAAAACTTTACCAAGAGATGGACGCACAAGCATACATCTATCTTTAAAAATAGTAGGTGAAGGGCTTGTTCCTGTTAATTCAGGTGTATCATCTTTTGTTAATAAGAAAAATCCACAAGGGTTTATACTACTTAATGTTAAGGGATATCCTGGTATTTGAGGATTTGTCTCTGTTAATGTGATTAAACCTTGTTTATCACAAGAATAATCTGTTATATGAAATCCACAATTTGTATACAAGTGAGAAGATGTTCCAAATGTTCTTAAATAGGGTAAACCATTTTGATCAACACTTATTGAAGAATCAACACTTCGTAAAGCTAAACCCCAAGTTTGTATTACTTGATTTGCTCGTGATTGTCTTGAGTTAGTGTCTGGACCACTAATTGTTTGTGGATTTGCCCACATCCAACGTAAAAGATATGTATCTTGATCATAAAGATAACCATCAAAAGAGTTGTACTCACCCTCAGTAGTTGGGGTATTTGGATTAATATTTAAGTTTCTTATAGCAACTATTTGTTCAGTTGTAAATGTTCTTATAATTAATTTTTTATTCAGTACAGAAGCAAATAAAATATTCCAATCATCAAGTTTAAGAGAATCTGGTACGCCTTCCATACCATACCATTCTGCTATTGGATTAGTAGTAAATACAACTAAATCATCAATACCAGAAAGAGAAGTTATAGATAAACCATTTTGAATAACCTGTGCTTCAGTCATACCAACAGCAACAACATTAGTAGGAGCATATCCTAAATCTCTATGCGTTTGAAAAACTTCTGTAACAATTCCATTTTCAATATATCCAACACCTATTTTAAATTGTTTATTTTTTGCAATTAAAACTGGATTTAAAACATCCCAAAACCTTTGAGGTTGTTCGGGAGTTTGACTTAATGTTACAGGTAATCTATTTTGAAAATACGAAATATTACTTGTTAAAATTGAACTTGCTCCAGAAAAACTAGAACCCCTTTGTCCTTTAAGTTTTTTATTTAATGGAGAAGATACTGTAAGTTCGTCTACGCTAATTAAATCCATACCAAAAGTAGCCGTAGCCCAGAAATCCTTCCAACTTAGTAAGTCTACTTGATCTGTTTCTGGATTATACTGTGATTGAACTTGATTACTACTTCCACTATATACTGGTAAACTAAAATAAGAATAGCCAGTTTGGTTTTTTGTTCCTCTTGTATAATAAAAATAACTATCGTAAGCTACACTTGTTCCTGCTAAAAATCCACCAGCTCCTGTTGTATTAGGTGTACTCCATGTATTAGAATTAAATCTATTATAGCCAGGAACAACATTTGATTCATATCCAAGTTTGACACTAGTAGCATATAATGATCTACCTGGTCGATTAATACTAGGATTTCCTACAATTATTGCTTTTGCAATTCCATCAATTAATCCACCAACACAATGATAAGTATGAGGACTTGTTGACGTATCTTCATCTATTTTTGTTTCTAAACCAGATGCAGCCGAACTAAAGAATATAACATCAGTTCTTCCTGTATTTTGTTCAAACAAAAATTTTTTAAATTTTACATAAGGGGAATCTTTATCAGCGTAAACCCAATTTGAGCATTTAACTCCAGCTGGTCTAAAAAAGCTTGTCATTTATACTCTCCTTTTAATGGAATCATTTCTTATCTCCGCATCCACAGGACATCTTGGGTTTCTTCTTAGAAGACATTTTCTTTTTCTTTGCCATTATTTTTTTCCTTTCTTCTTGGATTCCCAAGACACTGGTTTAGAACTTTTCTTAGCCTTTACACCTTTAGCTGTACATTGGGCTTTGGTTGGTCGGCAAGCGGGATAAGAGCCGCCAGACTTGGCAGACTTTCGACCACATGGCCCACCCGTCTTACAGTTTATCCAGCCCTTACCATTGTTCCGCTTGAACCAACCATGCAGACCTTCCTTTTTTTCTAAGGAAAAGTCAGCCATTACTTCATACCCTTCTTTGGTGACATCTTCTTACCAGTCTTCTTGGCTTCGGCCTTTGCATCGGCCTTGCCCTTAGCTGTGTAAGGGAATGATTTCTTACCTACTTTTGGCATCTTAGCGCCCTCCTTTCTTGGTCTTATTACCCCAGTTCTTGGCCCCTACCTTACGGCATTTAACCATAGAACCTGAAGCGTAAGCACTAGACTTACCTTTATATGCCTTCATAACTTTTTTATAACATGCATCCTTAGGCATAGATTCTAACTCCTAGGTTATTTGTTGAAACCCTTAAGGGTCTTAGCTAAATTACATTGACGTTTGGTTTGTGTGGTTAGTTTACCACTTTTGCAATAGGAAGAAATAGACTTACCAGCAGCCTTAGCTTTCTTTGTTAAAGCTCCTGGTCGTTTAATAGCTCCTTGAATCCAATTCTTTTTACTTGCCATATGGTTTCCTTATTCTGTAATGTACCGACTCTTTAGAGTATTGTACATAGCCATGTATTCATCATGTGCTTGTTGCCATTGTTCTGTATTAACATAATTCATTACACTAGTAACAGTAGTAAATACATAATTATATTCAATGCTTGGATCTGGCAAAGCATTGATGGCTTGGATAATCTTAGGCGAATTCTTATAATAATCTTTAATAATTGCAGAATAACCTTCTATATCCTTATAGTGTTCTCGCAATGAACGCATAGCTGTTAGTTCTGGGCCATTATCAGGAAGACCTAAGTAATTTACAACTGTACTAGTTAACAAACACCCATCATAAATAAACACCTCTTCAATCATACCCCATTGTTGCCCCAGATTATACAAATATAACGTAGCATAGCTTCCTGCTGGATTTGGTGTAAAAGCAGTTTCAATTCTAAAAGTATCGCCAACATCAAGATGTACGAGATCATATAGATATGGATTTGTAACTTGAACATACCTAAATGCATAGTTTTCTGAACCATTTGCATTTGCTTCAAGATAAATACTTTCATTTTTATAAATACGAATACTACCAGTACCTTGTATATCGCTTGTCTCTGGCTTTATAAAAAACCTTATTGCAGTCTTTTTTGTTGCTGTATACGTTGGTGTTGTTTCTGTACCTGATTCCAAATCTGGTATTTGAAAAAACTGTGCTGGATATCCATATTGATCTTTTATATATAGACCAAAATCACTAATTATTGATGAAGTAGTAAGGTTATTAATTCTAATTCTGGTGTCATTAAAATTAGTTGCAAATCCTCGCAAAACTAATCTTAATTTTGAATTATTATAAGGAACATTTACTGGTGGCATATTAATTAAATCGTATTGAGTATAACCAGAATAATATGGACTAGCTGTCCAAGATCCATTTGCTGGATAAGAACTTAAGGAAGATGGATCAGGAAAATCTGGTACAGGATTTCCATTATTGTGAACTAGTTTATACCAAAGTTGAACACGAGGTGGTCCACCTCTTCTAGTATCTTGAAATCCAATAGTTGTTGGTGCATTAATTCCAGTTAAAGTTTCAATTTCTGTTGCTATAAATACATCAACATGAGTAGGATATGGGCTTGGATAATTTACATCATTAAAGTAAAAAGTATCAAATGTATTATCTGGTACTACACCAGTATTTACGACTGGATAAAAAGCACCTACTACAGTATTTGAATTAGCCACATTTCGTAACATAATCCATCCACTAATTTGGTAATTTCCAGAAAGACCATGTTGTACATAGAATTGTAACGTATCACCATTATTTACAGTTATAGTTTGTTCGTCTGTAGTAATCGGTATTGTTACTCCGTTTTTAATAACATTTAAAATATCTCCAGGACCAAACATAAAGTCATCATGATCAACACTAAGAGTCACAGTAGTATTAATTCCACTAACTGTGCGAGACATTGAAGTAACATTTAAAGTGCCTTCTGTAGATTCAAAATCCATGTAATTTACAGTATTGTCTACAAGTGGAATTTCTGGAGGAAAGCCATATTTTTTAAATTTAATGTTATTAATTCTAGTATCTGGAGTAAAGCAACCAGATTTAACTAAACATCCTTTAACAAGTTCTTTAGCTTTATTAAAAGCATCAGTTTCAGTACTACCTGAAAATCTACCACCATAAACATGTTTATTAAAAACAACTGTAACAGTATGTGTGGTTACATTTTCTTCATCAGTTGTACTTGTATAATAATACTCAACAAAGTCTACACTTTTAATTGGTATGTTTGCAGCTATTCCTTTAATTGCCATATAATCTCCTTATCTAGTCATACTAGACAATTTAAATGACCAAAAATCTAAATCTACGTTTCGTGTTAAACCCGCAGCATTAGATGCATGTAAAACAGCAATAGTTAGTAACCCAGGCATATTTCCACCTGGTGGTGAAACTGTTACAGGACTATTTCCATTTACTGTAAATTGATAATTAGACCCAACTTTAGTAATTTTAATATTTCTCCACGTTGTATCTTGTGTAAATAACAAAGCTGTATTCTCTGTTAATGCGTTTTTAACAACAGCATAATAGTCATTACTACCTACAGATTTTCTAATGTATACTCCTAAGGGAGTAATACTATTCATAGAATCAACACAACCTAAAATTCTTGTTGTATCAGTTTCTGTTTGCACTTGTTTAAAAATAAAATTAGTCATGTTAAATTGTGAAGTAGCAAATGAATTTATAGCAGAAGCAATACTTAATGAAAAAAATGCAACTTGATTAGCAGTTAATGAGCCTCTAAACCTTATTATACCAGGATGATTTGATTCTGATGTTACTTGAGCAACAACACCATTTAAAACAGTCCAACCATGTGTACCTGTTTCACCAGATTCTGTTGAATTACCAAAGAAATCTTCATAAAAATTAATAGATGTTGTTGGGTTTGTTGGATCACCATCTACAATATTAGATAAATAAACATCATTGGGAATTGCATTTGTTCTGCCAGCCCCCGTAACTAATATTTCTCCAGTATTTTGTTGGGATCTACCAACTCTTCCAATATTCTGCACTAACTGATCAACACCTGTAGGACGAGTTTGTGTTAGTCCTATTGTATTTCCACCAATACTTTGATCGACATATAAAGTTGAACCTAAAGTAAAGATGTTTGTAGCTACATTTGATAAACTACCAAGTAAAACAACATGCCCAAATCCATTACTTACAATTTCAGTGTATAGCAAACCAATAGCTGGCATTGTAGCAGGATTATCATTAAAAGATTTTTGAACTTCAATAACACCTGAACCACCTACAGTACCTGAAATATAAACAGGTGTTCCTTTAGGTAAAGTAATTCCAGATGTGTTTTTACAATCAACAACAGTTGGACCTGAAACCTTTGATAAAACATCATCAGCAGTTAAAGTTCCAGTTATAGTTACATTATCAGGCAATCCTACAGTATAAACCGAACCAACACTTGTAACTTCTACTTCATTAGGGGTACCTTCTACAGTAGTACCTGTAGGTAATACTGGAGTTACATCTCCTAATTTAAGACTAAAAAAGTCAAGCTTAAAGTCTTCATCTACTGAGTTATTATTACCAACAACCTGAATACCAACATTAAGAAAACCAGTTGGAATGTTTGTTGTTTGGTTTATAAGCGTAGTATTAACTGTAAAGTCTACTGTTGTACTACTTGTTTTAGCAACTTTAAAAGTATACCATGTGTTAGCTGTATAAGCAACACCAGTACCTGTTTTAGTTTCAACTCCACCAGTCCTAGTTACTACACTAATATTAGCCTCACCAACTAATCTTTCAAAAACAATTTCTTCAGCACTTGGTGAGTTTGCAAAGTTATCCATTAAACCTATTCTAATAGAATGCTCTAATGTATTAGGAGTTTTTAAGATAAAATATAAAGAATTTAAATCAGCTAACCTACAAATATCTGATGTATCTCGTTGTCCTAAAGTTAGTGTAACGGGAAAATTATTACCAGATGTTAATCTCGCAATTATAATACCATTATGATCTACTTCAGATTCAGTATTTAAAATATTTAAACCATTAGTATTTAAAACTGTTGTATTTGCAGCTGGATAAATATAAGGACTAGGAAAAGTACCATCAGGATCGCCATTGGGTTGGATAAGAAAATTATCAACAATTAATATTGGTTGGGTTGGATCTGTTGGATCAATACCTCCACCACCGCCACCAGATGGATTGTTTTCTAAATCAATAACTCTAGCCATCAACGAAGTAGGTTGAGTGTCGTCTAGTTGAAACTGCAAAGAACTTGCTAGATTATTATTTTGATTTTGAAGACTGTAAACTTCACTGTTGAGGTTACTAATTCCAAGGGTATTTGTGTTAACCTGTTGTGAAATTAATTGATTAGTGGTTGTTTCGTTTTGAATAATTACCGCATCATTTAATTTAGCTAAACGTCTAGCAACAGCAGATTGTTTTCTATCAGTCATCCTTTACACTTTCTACCCTTAGGACAAGATGCCTTTGAACCACCAGGCCCTGCCCAAAGATTCTTACAGGCCCAGTATTTAGCAGTTAGTTTATTATCCGCAGCGTCGCAGTTATGCCGTGCTTTGAAAGACTTACGAGCTTCCGAACTATAGTTGTGACCATAACCTTTTGCTCCAAAGTGAATGATTTTTTCTTGACCATTGGCACATGCTTTAACCATTTTCTTTTTACCAGCAGAGGTAGATGCTCTGGGTTTATTACAAGGCATTGATTTTTTATCAGGTCGTTTAGCCATTTGGTTGTCCTCCTAACATTTGCATTGCTTGTTGAGCCATATTAGGTGGAATATTTTCACCACCTGTATTAATTAGATCTTGTTGAGCAGCGCCACCCATAGCATTTGCAGCGGCTCCTGCAAACATCTTTTGCATTTCCATTTGTTGCTGAGCCTTAGCCATTTCCATCTTTTCTTGTTTGATTTCTTCGGCACTGCGAACCCAGTTGTTAGCATCAAAGCCCATAGAAGTAATCAAAGCGCGAGCATAGGATTCCCACTTAAAGGATGATGCCGCTTCAGGTGGAAGGTTACGAATCATTTCACCCATCTGTAATAGTTTAGTAATATCGGACTCTCGACTAAGTGATTGTAAACCAGTTAGGATTTCGATATTAAGAATACCATTATCTTCATCAAACTGCTGAGCCATGCGTTGATCAATTTCATTATTTTCTAACATCAAGTAGATTGTTCTCTTGATAATTGGAATCATAAAGTCTCTAGCAATAGCAGAGAATGTACCACCTAGAATGGTTTCTAGCTCGTTACCTACGGCTCTAATAGCCGTTGCTGTGACACGATCTCCTGTAGGCATGGCTGCGGTCTGTAATAGGAAGCCTTGGCCTACCTCTTTACGCATAGCTTCTACAGCTGCGCTAGATGATTGGAGCTGAGGATTCATGGTTTCACTGGGGGAGATTACAAAGACATCGTTCTTTCTAGCTGCAACCCATTGACCATTCTGAGCACCAGCAAGATCATCTATTTCAGTAATTCCTGCGGGATCAATACCCATAAAGAAAGTTGAACCAGCGGCCATACCTTGAATAAGGGCACGGCTATAGGACTCAAGGGTACGAATGTCTGAATAAATATCTTCGACATGAGAACGTCCGTAATCTTCACCAGCAATATTAGACCAACGCAACATAATATAAGGAAGAACATCATAATACCCAGTATCAAAGGTATTGCCTTCCATTTCTTTTTCAACTTTCCATTGCTTTGTGTCTTCGTCTTGTGATACTCTAATGTATATTGTTTTATAACCTGTTTGTGTTTCTTCGCCCGAAAGGAAATCATAGGCACTTGCTGGTTCCTCATTACTTGGGGAAATAAATTCTAAATAGATAAACTCTTTTACAGAACCATTAACATCTCTTCGGACAACGAATTGATCAAGTCTAATTACTCGGAAACTGTAATCGTTTTCCATAATAATTAAAACATCACCAATAACAATTAAATGTTGAATAGCGAGATAAGCCATCTCTCGCAAGTTATTTGATATTAATTTTCTATAAACTTGGAAAGATAACTTATCTAGATATTCCTTAATATCTGGAGTAGGTTCTCGACCATTCTTTAAACCAAACGAAAAGAATGGAGTATCGTTTAGTGGAATGAGAACACTGAGGATCTTACTTGCCAAAGAAGTTACACCTCTAGACTGAACCGAAGAATAGGTTTGAAAGAGGTTATCTTCTCCAGTCATTGATTGATAAGGTAACAAGGTTGGTACTGTAATTGCAGCACATGCTCTTGCTTTATCTAACTTAGTAGTTCTTTTATTATGGAGTGTTAACCATCTATCTTTAATAGTCTTTTCTTGGTTCATTGTCTCTCCTTAGAGTGGTCTATCTTCTTGTTCGTAACCAGGTCTTTCAATTGTAGGCATATCTAAATTAAAGCCACCACCAAAATCACTGGATTCTTGAGCTGATTGTCCAGTCATTTCTCTAAATAATGATGCTTCTTGTTTTTCTTCTCTTACTCTTGAGGTTTCTTTAGCTTCAGCAGCTTCAGTTCGGCGTAAGAATTCAAGTTGTCTTTCTCGTTCTCTTTCTAGACGTAACCGTTCTTCGGCTTCCTTTTGGTATTGTTGTTGAAGAGCCATTTGCCGAGTATACATCTCTTCTTGCAAACGCATTTGTTCTTTTTGTTGTTCGGAATTTAATCCGCCACCACCTCCACCTTTACCCATAGTTACCTCCTTTCTTGAGATTCTAATAAAGCACGAAGTTTATTTAAAACTTCTAATTGACCAGCCTTGAAACCTCTATCAAAGTCCTTTAGTTTTAGATCGTTTGGGACTAGGATTATTAATTTCTCCAGGTACTGAATCAGTTCCTTCGGTATGTGAAACTCTTGTTTCATTTTTAATCTTTTCTAGTTGTAGTTGGTTGATGTAATGCAAACAGAGGGCGAGATCCTTGTTCTGGACCCCGCCCTCACGATGTTGCTTTAAAAGAATTTCAATTCTGTTCATTGTTCTTAACCATTATATTGAGCTGAAACTTCTTATCTTCTGGAGTAATCTTATTCTCTTGAAGAGAATTATGTAGATTATCTAGAAAAATATTCACCATTTTAATGTTATTAAAGCCGACATCAAGGGTGGCTTCTTTTAGCTGTACTAATTTAATAGTCTCGGCTAACGCCTGATCCATATCATACTCGGACTCAATAAACATTGTTGGCATAATAACTCCTTAGGTTAATTCACATCCTGCTGCTGTGCAAACCATAGCATGGGATGACTTAGTTGTATCTTCTTGTTCATACTTTGAAAGAAGACTCCAATCAATAGACTCTGGCATCTTAGCATTTAACTCATTATACTGTTCTTCAGTAATAGTTTCAAATGGCGTATGTTCATATGTGTTGTCATCCTTGGGTAAGAAAGATACACCTGAAACATAATGCCAATTAGTCCATAACCAATTACCAATAGACAGGAAATCTTTATCTGTATAGTTTACAGTAACACTTGGTTTGTGGTCACAATACCAAAGTTGATATGCTAACCACAAATTAAGATGACCTATTGCATTAATTTGATCTTGAGTAACACCAAAGTCTGCCTTAACAGGGAATTCAAACACAACCATAGTTTCTGGACTATAGAAGAATGGTTGCCAAGGAACTCCAGCATCCTTAAGGAACTGAGTCATTGGTGATCCTACGGGCATTTGGCTACGTCGAATATAAAACTTACTATGTCTTGGATGTAAACCAGATGCAGTACCAGCTACACAGCTAGTAGTTCCTTCTGGTTTAATACAAGTAATTGATTTACTTGGAGAAATATCAATTAGCTTTGCCCATTTTTCATTTGTTGCATGAGCAACATAACGTAAAGCTTCTAGTAACTTTTGTAATTCTTGGGGACCATGACCACCATTGGTATAGATATTATCAAAGATACCAGTCATAGATACTCCAAGTAGTCGCTCCTCTTCGCAATTATTTTTGAAGTTAATTTGTCTTCGGGATGCAAAGTATTTGAAATCAGTAAGAGCTGACTGAAGAGTACCAAGAATGGTTGCATATCTAATCTTATCTATAAGTTGTGGAGCTTGGTCGTCTGGACGAACAGCAATGGTTGAGAGATTACAGAATTGATCTGGACGTAGAATAATTTCTGAACATGGATTTGTACCAAATGCATAGTTAGTATCTCGTCCTGCTCGTTCTGCAAACTTTCGCATTGCTTCTCGATTACAGACACCACGTTCACCAGATCGACTATTGTACAAAGCTGACCATTCGTGTAAGAACATACCCATATCTGGTTTTGTTTCATACACAGCTGAATTATTAGCTAATGATCTACGACCATGGGTTTCCCACCAGGGTCCAGACTTTGCATGTGCCATTTCATTATCTGAAAGATCAGACAAAGAAATCAAAGCAGAGCGACGTACACCACCTGAAATGATTGACTCGGCAACCTGACAAACAAGATCATGTACTTCTAATGACTTAAGCTTACGACCCTTGGCATTATGGAATACCTTGGCAGTAAACTTAATCAATTTAATATATGGTTCTGGACCAGAAGCTCGACCACCAAAGGTCTTGAGTCTTGTTCCAGCAGGACGAATCTCACTAAAGTCTACTTCATAGTGCTTGCCATTATACAAACCCTTAATAAAGGCAACATAGGTATCAGCCCAACCTTCTCTTGAATCTGGGACAACTAACTTTTCATCTACTTTGGTAATTGTTTCTGCAATTATAGGTAGGTTGTTAATATTGTCTCGTTCAACTGAGAACCCAACCCCAGTACCACAGGCTAGTGTATACAGGATATTTCCAAAGTCTTGGGGATCGTTGATTGCAATGTAGCAACAATTATAAGCTGCGACATCATCCTTATCCAAGGCTGGGCCAGCCGTCATTAGAGCACGCATAGAACCAAAGACTTGATACTCTTTCATCAAGTCCTTTGCTTTGTGAAGCTCCATCCAATCCTCATTATTAAGACGATCCTTGAGATCTAGTCTCTTAATAAGATAATTGAAATAACGATCCACAGCTTCATTCCATGACTCTCGTCTATTCTTTTCTGGAATCCACCGACAGTACTTGTCAATGGCGGTAAACTCTTGTAGTAACTTACTCATTCTCTATAACTCCCTTCGATAAATCCAAAATGTTTCTAACTGCAAGGTTATTTGGGACCCATAAGTTTACCTTATGGTTATCCTTGTCATAATCCCCAGTACGCAAAATACGAACACAACGTGCTTGAGATAGGGCAAATTCTTCCCGAAACATCTCAACAGGTCGTTTATTTTCAGGCCGCTTAGCCCAGTCTTCTTCCTTATACATAGTCATAATAAGCTCATCCCATGTTTCCTTGGGGTTATTATCTAATATCTTTTTAGCTTTGGCTGGGCCTACTTTCCATAGACCCCAGATATTATCTGTAGTATCCCCAGTCATCCATTGTTGATAGAAGTACTTATCGGCCTCTTCTCCAGATACCTGGACTGGTTCTGGTTCCTTGTCGGGGTTCCAATGCCAGCCTGGAATCTGACGTAGATCCTTGTCTACCGTCACTCCAATTGCCCTGCCTTCGGACACCAACATTCCAATAAGGTCGTCTGCTTCTAGGTTGTTCACACAACGTACTGTGGTATTGGGTATATCGTAAATACATTCTAAAGCCACTCCCATTGAGTCAGGGGATTTATAATCATCACGATGTTGTTTATAGACAGGCCACAACATTCGACGGTAGTTGTGACTTCTAGGACATGACATTGCAATATAAATAGTATCTACACCCTCAGGGGTCCAGTTCTTTATATCTTGTGCAATGCGACCAGGAAGGTCTTCAATGCCTTCAGAATCAGCCCAGAAAGCCGCTCTATAGGCAATGATATCTCCATCAAGAATCGCTTCCGTTGGTTTCATTCAAGTCCTCTATTTCTGAAAGTTCTAAATAACCAATATCCAACCACAACTGAAGATTATTCTTTACTTCCTTTTCTAAAGTTGGTAGATAACCATCTCCATTAAAGATAATAATATCAAAGGTTTCATCATAATCATTTGGAGCTTCACCAGTAAAAGACTCTTCTACTACATTAGCAAGAGCTTCGCTTTCATGGTTTCTCCATTCAGCTTTATCTTCTGACAATTCTCTATAATCAGAAGAAACAAAGATTTGAGTAGCTACAAGATCTCGCCCAAAGGCAAGTTCATTTGTATACCTAACATCATCTTGAATAATAACATATTCAAAGTTAGGTTTCTCTTTCTTATTGTCAATTTCTTTAAGCATGTATTCTTGGATTGTTTCATAAGTCCTAGTAACCCAGTAGTCTGGATCTTCGGCTCGTCTTGAAGCACCAAGCTTTTGGCAGAATTCACGATATTGTGTTGAATCTGCTTCTTTAGTAATTCCATTTGCCTCAGCCATCTTTTTAATAGCATCTGCAAATGGAAGGATTACTGGATTAAAACCAAGATCAAGTGAATACTTGGCGATTAAATGAGCAAGGGTAGTTTTACCTACCCTGCCCTTACCACTAATTTGAATAATTCTCATTATGAATCTCCTGCCAATGTCGAATAATATAACCTAATCCAATATCTCCACGATTATATTTGATTACAATTGGGTGATTTGGATTACTAGCTATAAACTCGTTTACTTGGCGCATAAAATAAACTGCGTCATTCATCATCGCCCCACACAAAACGTAACATTTGATAAAAAGTGTATACTAAAACACCAACAGCAATCCAAAGAAATATGTCTTTCATTTTTTAGCTCGGTTGGTTGATTTTTTAACAACTCTTAAATTCTTTTTAGAATTGTTTCTTGGGTTTCCATCAATATGATCAATATCTTTTCCATCACCCTTTTTAACTCGACCATCTCTTAAAGCTTTGCGTCGTACTTTATTACGGTGGGCTCGGTCTTTCTTTGATTTAGTTGAGGATTGAAACTTTTCGTATTCATCTTTATAATCTCGTGGCATTAGTGTGTCTCCGACCAATTATTTCCAATTTTGTATTCTGCCTCAATCTTACAATTGCTGCGTAGTAATTCACCAGCAGTGGTTGCAGATTCGCAGAGAATGTTACCAACTTTATGAGCTACATCTGGATGACATTCTACTTGTAGTTCGTCATGAACAGAAGCAACCCAGTTAAATTTATCTTGACCAATTTCCATCTTAAGACGTTGATCAGCTACACAAGCCCAAGCCTTGGCAATATGAGCACCAGAGGATTGAAGCAAGGTATTGAGAGCAGCGTGTTCTTTACGAACAAAGACAGGTCGCCAATTAAACGGCTTGACAAAACCTTTATCTAAGGTATCAAATCGACAATTCTCAATCAACTTCTTAAGTCCAGGAATATTACTAAGTAGTTTATTTTTGGTTTGTTTGGCTTTGTAAGTAGAAGAGCCAATAGTCTTGGCAAACTTCTCATCACCACCACCATACAAGAAGCAATAGATTGCAGTCTTAGCTGTATTTCTAGACTCTAGTTCCATAGCCTTTTGATTGTGAGTATGGATATCTCCTTCACAAACTTCCTTGGCATATGAACCATTATCAAATGGATATAGATAATGAGCAAGCATTCTTAGCTCTAAACCTTTGAGGTCTGAACCAACAAGAACCCAATTCTTTTTAGGAACAAACAATGCTCTTGCTCTAGGGTCAGAGTGGACTTGTTGAATGTTTGGTTCTTTACTAGACATACGACCAGTCACAGCACCAAGAGTATTAATATAACCATGAATACGGCCATCTCTAGATTTACGAGCACGGCCTACCCAATCAGATACTTGACTCATTAGTTTAATGAGATCGAAATATTCACATAGGGTTTTGGCTTCAGGATATTCTAGGTTAGATAGAACTTCATGGTCCACTTTGGGGTTGCCTTTGTCCGTTGTACTTGGCTCCCAACCATACTTTTCTTGGAGGCGTTCTGCGATTTGTTGTCGAGAACCTGGATTGAATACTTCAACTTTGTCTTTGAGTCGCTTTCCTGTTTTCTCAGAATGTCTAACAATGATCTTGTCTGGGAAGATTCGACGCATTGTGTCTTCGATCTGTGACTTTTCAATTAGCAGCTCCATTTCTAAGGCTTCAGCTTTGTCAATGTCAAATCCAAACCCAGCTTCTACTTGACGCTTGATCATATCTGCTACGACATGTTCCATTCTAATAGCGCGACTATATTGAACCATATAGTTTTGCTGACTAAAGTGATCCCATATCTTTGCAGTTACAACAGAATCTTGTAGGCAATATTTACCCATTTCTTCTGTATATGAATCCCAACCACCTTGATAATCAATCTTGGATTCACCAAGATATTCACCCCATGCCAACAGAGAATGGGATTGATCCTTTGTTGGTGGATTATCCCCATACATCATTCGACTTAGGATTAATGTATCTAGGATTTCAGTATAAGGTTGTTTATTCAGAGGGCTATAGAGTCGTTCAATTAATGGAATATCAAATCCAAGAATATTATGACCAATGATTAGCTCTGCATTTCTAAGTATTTCAACACCATCAGCTAGATTATCCTGTTCAAATAACAGGGATTCTCCAGTTTCAATATCCTTGATGGACATACACCAAATCTTATTTGCTTCTGGTAAATATGTATCTTTCTTACCAGCAACAACTTCATTAAGACCATTAGCCTCAATGTCAAACACCAGCTTGTTCATAGCGATAAAGCACCTCTCCTTCAGGGGTAAGTACGAATGGAACATCCATAAGCTTGGATGTTTGGTCATTGTAGAACAATGCTGTAGCAATACCTCTACGACCACCCTTACGATTCTTAAGGACTCGTACGTTGGTTGTGTTACAAGTCAATGGATCTGGGTGCTGAGCATTACGTTCAAGTGCAAAGACATTATCTGCAATCTGAGCAAGAGAACCTGAGCCACGGAGATCGTTAAGGTTGATTCGATCACCTTCGTCTACATTCTTATCAGTCTTCTTGATATGGGCAATGACATGGAGTGTGACACCAGTGCGTTCGACTAGTTCACGGAGCTTCTTCATTACCGAGTCAAGAACAAGTCTTTCATCATTACCGAAATCAGAACCACTAGACAATAGCATATTACCAAGCAAAGTGATGTGGTCAAGGAATATGACTTTGCAATCCAAGCCAACAGCCATGTACTCAAGGCGATTAATAATGTTATTGATATTAGCATTACCGATATGATCATAAAGATAAAGAGGCTTAGAGCTAATATAGGTCTTTGCTTCAGCATATTCTTCCTCAGTTAGATTATCTTCTACCATATCAACAATAGACTTGTTGTTGGATTTACGAAGTTCATTGAGTTGACGTTGAGACATAATCTTACGGACTGGCTTACCAATCTTAAGTGAGATAAGGTCATCTACAGTTTGTTCTGGAGATTCTTCTAGGAAGACGCCACCAACAGCACGACCGTGGTTGAGATGATCGACCATTAGCTCTCTGATGATAGTGGACTTGCCGTGACCCGTGGCACTTGTCCACAGATTAAGACGGCCAGAGTCCTGACCAATCATGAATGTTGTTAGAGAATCCCAAGGATACTCATAGACTTGAACTGATGAGTTCTCATTCTCTGAAACAATTTGACTGACGTGTAGAATTGAATCAGGTGAGTATGTCTTTGCATTCCAATATGCTTGAAGCAACTGAGCAGACTCAGCATTAATCAGCATTTCATTTGGATCTTTACGAGGCAATGACATAATCTTAGCCTTACCAGGAGGTAAGATCTCAGCAACTTCTCGTGCTGCACGTTGACCAGGATCATCCATATCGAAACAAATTACAATTGTTTCAAAGGAAGCAAGGTAATCATAATTATCTTTGACACATCTTACAGCTGAATTAACTCCATTTGGGATGGACACAACTGGGTATTTATTGTCAAATAGTTGGGCCATGGTAAGGCAATCAATGGCTCCTTCTGTAATGAGAATCCTCTTGCCACCACTAGGAAACAGTTGTTGACCATAGAACTGCAAATTGGAGGTGTCGCCAAGCCAAGCAAACTTCTTTCCATCATATCGGATATGTTGAGCTTGTAGTGTACCATCCGCATGGTAGAAATTTTCAACCTCTGCTCCTGTGTTGGTTGTTTCATATCCATACTGTCTAGTAGTTTTATCGTTAATTCGTCGGTGTGGTAAAGCCTTGATCTCACCTGTTCGGAACTTTTCTGTAGCATATGTTGGTGTCTCTTCTACAATTGTTTCCATTGGTTTGTTTCCTTTGATATAAAATTCACAAGCATAACAATAACTATGGCCGTCATCATAGACAGCAAGATTGTTACCAGATGTATCATTACCCTGTGCTGCACATTTAGGACAGCGTTTACGCGATACTACTTTTGATTCAGTTTCCATAATTACTCCTTAAGTAAAAATTAACAATGCCCCCAGCAGGACTTGAACCTGCGACCAACCGATTAAAAGTCGGTTGCTCTACCAACTGAGCTATAAGGGCCAGTAGCTTCGGGGGGACTTGAACCCCCACGCCTTGCGGCTACGGATTTTAAGTCCGCTGCGTATGCCATTCCGCCACGAAGCCAAGTGACTCACCTATAGTGAGTCTTAAAATAATTATTCCAATAGTCTGCTTCTTCAATCATCTCCATATTGCAACCTTGCACAAATAGAGCAATCGTTGTGATGGTTGACAGGATAATCCCAACAACCACATAGAGTACATTTACAAAGCTCTTCAGCTATATCCATGATTACTCATCCTTTCCTTTACCCCAGCCAAGATGGAATGTTTTAGTATCTTTACAATTTTCAAGCATTTCTCTTAGCGTTTGGTTTTCCTGATCCAACAATCTAATATGGGCAATACACTTACGGTGAATTTCTTTGGCGGTAAAGCCAAAGTGGTAATCAGTTGTTGACGAATAGTCAATTGCATTTTCCAAGAGTTTAAGGATTTCATTTGAGTTCATTCTCAATTTCCTTTAGTTCCTTAATAAAACCTTTTTGAACATTAGCAGAAGTCTTAATTAACTTCTTAAGGCTCAGTTGTCTTATGTATGGTTGAAGAGATTGTATATTACCTTCTACCAACCAAAGTCTAGATGCAAGATCAGATACACGACTTTCGGTTGAACTATAGCAAGTAGACAGGTTATCTAATTTCTTATAAAGAAGGTCGTTATTGGATGCATTAGAGTGTGTAAAATAATTTTGCGTATCCCGAAGACGTTTATTCCAATGTTCTTCAAGATTAAGCAATCGTTGATTTAGTGCATCTTGATTACTTGTATTATCTTTTTGTAGTTGCTGAATTAACTTGTCATTATTCCAAGCAATTAGAATAAAAATAATAACACCAATAAAACTAATGATTGTAATGATTAACTTAAGTTCTTCCATATTTAATTTTCCTTCCAACTTTTTCCTTGTAAAATTATATACGCTTCTTCAATTAACTTAGCAAGTTCTTCTGCATTACCTTTTTTATTTTTGGGATTATAGTAACCATCCCAATCAGCCAAGAGGATAGAGGCATTGTAAATACGTTCCTCAAGAATTTCTAGTTTAATTTCAAGATTTTCGATATCGTGATAATCCATTTGTGATACTCCTTTAACATTTCCAGCTGGACTTGAACCAGCAACCTACAGCTTAGAAGGCTGTTGCTCTATCCAGTTGAGCTATGGAAATAAAGTGGGATGCTCAGATTTGCACTGAGTTGTCTAGCTTCTATGCTAGGACAAGGCTTGTCACCTCTGCCATTTCCTACATGGCTGCATCCCCACCTGTTAGATGTGCTCGTAGTTTTTTTCGATTACGGCAGCAATCTGCTTAAATGACTTGGGCTTAGCAGTTTTGTTTACATCCATAGGATCAAAACCACCGTCGTTAAAGAGAGCAAGATCAATTCTAGTTTTGCCATTGCTAAAGCAACCAGTCTTATAGTCATCCGTAGCTGTATTGAATCCAGCCCACTCTGCTACCTCGGGAGGAAGACAACCATCTTCTCCATCAATCACCCACTTAGAAAAGTTACGATCGTGGGCCATGTCTTCCTTTGTATAGGTATGGAAGAACTTGATATTAGGACCCTTCTTCTGTCGCTTACGCTCTTTGAGGTAGAGATCAGTAAGGACACCGAGGCAACAATAGGACTCGTTACCTGTTCTGCCATTTACAGTACAAAGCCTTGCACGACCCTGCTTGTACTTGCCAGAGCAAAGGGCTTTGACCCACTTGTTCATAATGTTCTTCTTCATTGTTGCTCCTTAGTCTACAAAGATCTCGACTTCAGCACGGATGCTTTGCTTCAAATCAAACCGAACTGAATCCATAATATCTTCCTTAAGTCCACTGGTTTCGTAATCATTGATATCAAAGTTACGATTCATCCAATGTTCAATACGAGCATCAACAATCTCACGGAATGTTGTGCTGTCTTCAATACGTTGTAGTACAAGATCAGCAAGTTGATTGTACAAATCAGGGGAAACCATAATGGGTACGTTAATTACTTCTTGTACAGTAGTTGTTTCAATGTGTGTGTTCATATGTGCGTCATCCTCCAGATCCATGGTAATAGACTCCCAAACCAATTTCAACAGGTGGAATTAGATCCCGTGCATCAATCTCTTCATTAACAAGTTTTTGTAGATCTTCATCTGTAATGATACAAATACTACAGCTATCTACAGTATTCCAAGTTTCACCATCAGGCAAAACAACAATTGCATGCATCTTATTCGACTTCATAATCTACCACCTGACTTACCATTTCATCAAAGTCTTCTGAGAAATCCATATTAGAATCAAACTTAGTCCAGAGAATGTTTGGATTGTTTTTAATATCTTGGAAGATGCTCTCTGGATTAGCATCATCTTCAATATCAAAGTACCAAATTTCTGTGATACTTCGAACTACATCAATTGTTACCGACATTTTCTTTGACATTTTATCTCCTTGGGATAAAAACAGGGCAGTAACGCACTGCCCATTATAGTAGTAGGGGTGGGAGTCGAACCCACATGAGCGCGATTATAAGTCACGACCTTTTACCAAATCTATCAGGCACCCTACCATGTACAGCTATCTGGGGGAATCGAACCCCCACCATGCCACCATATTATTAACATGTCTGCGAACACGTTAGGCATAGTTGGCACCAGCCAATAGCTTGACCTTAATAATCCAATTGAATTAATCCATTGGGAACGGAGTAATGTATTTCTACAAATGTCTCCATACACCACGGCAAGCATAGCTTACAAGGTTTGGATAACTTCATATCTCCCTTTGGACCAAACCTGAAGTTAAGCAAGGTAAGATTATCTCTATTATTCTTTGGAACTTTTAAGAGTGCATCGAGTTCGCTGTGGAGTTCGCAGCTCCTATAGCCATACTTTGCGGCTAGAGGATGGGTCTTTCTCTTATTAATTCCAATACCAAGTATACGATTATCTTGTAAGATAATTGATACATGATTGTGTGATCTATATTGATCAATATTAAAGAATTCTTCTCTTGCTATTTCACGATACTTTTCGATGTTCAACTTTGATTTCCTCAATATCTACAATGAAGTAACCTTCTTCACCGCAGTCTGCCCATTGCTTTGATATGAACAAAGCAATGATCTGTGAGTCATCATCCCACAACTTACCATTTAACGAATCTAGAATGGCTTTGCTGTAGTTATCTACATCAGCTCTTGGGTATTCTAGCTTAGTTGTTTTAGGTCTTGTTACAAAACATTTTATATCAACTGCAAGTTTTCCACTCATTGGAGTGAAGTTCCGCCCGAGGATTCTATTGATTATAATAGCAGCCGCCGAGCGGAACTTCTTATAAGGTCCCGTGAAATATGCTCCGAACTTGCTGACACGAGGACGTGATGCAGCAACGGGATTGATTGGGAACTTATAACTCCGCATGAGTCACCTACTTAGAATGGAACTTCATCATCACTGATGGGCTTATTGCTTACATCAGTAAATTCTGAGTTCTGTCCAACGTAGTTACGCTCAATCAATTGAATTGATTCCATATAGAATGAAACCGAATTGTCTCGACCAATGAGCGCAGGAGTGACCTTGACCCTGACTACATCTGAACCGAATGGTACGGTATCAGTTGGCTTGGTATCAGGACCAATGACTGGGAAAGTCTTGATGCCTTCCTTAGCCTTAAGGACATTCTTAAACTTGATGGTCTTGATTCCATCAGCATCCTTGAGACCGTTGATCTTCTTACCACCAAGTTCCTTGACAGACGATTGAAGTTGCTTTTGCAACTCAGGTGTAAGCTCAACAGTTACAGAATGATTTGGATTTCCGAACTTGTCGTCTGGGGACATAAGGTGTGACCACTTAACAGTGACATTGCCCGTCACGAAGGGCTTAGCATATTTAGCTTTGGTCGGTGCTGGCATTGGTAACTTCTCCATCTACCTTTGGCATGATGTTGTTAATATTAGTACGGATGTTAAAGCTAAGTGCATCAAGTTGTCGGTAAAGATCCGACAAGTATGCAACTACAGCTTCGGTTGGAACAGCGTTTACTTGTTGTTCCTTTGTAGTTTCTTCACTCATTACATAATCTCCAAATAAGGTTGTGTGCCATCAATAACAATACCACAACTTAGGATGGCTTTCTTAAGGTGTGGCTTTGAATATGAAAGTGCTGGGTGACGCTGATCCACGCCGCAGCCAACATTCATACCAAAATACATGGTTGTCGGTCCTTTAATCCAATTAATAGCAGCAAGGCTATGGTGATGTCCACAGACTACTGATTGTAGTCTTGCTTTGGCAGCGTTGAATGAAGGGTACTGACCGCCCCAACCATCGCCATGAACATAATAAACACCATTGAACTCAAAATTATAATCCCAATTCCAAGTGGGAGTATTATACACATCACAATAAGATTTAAGATAAACCTCAGGAATACCATTCTTTACTGCTTTCTTTTGTACCCGTGCATCGTGATTACCAATACATACAGATGCATTCTTAAATGCATTGTACCATTTGCGTATACCTTCTCTTGCTTGGGCCAACTCATCAATGGGACCTGGCAATGATGGATTCTTGTCATGTGCTGAGATAGCTTCATGATCAATGATGTCACCAATGAACACGGTATTGTTTGTTTTATATTTACGTTTCATGTCAAGACAAAAGTGAAGATAGTCTTCATGATCTGCTGGACAATGTAAGTCACCGATTACCAGTGTTCTCATTCTTCCCCCATCTGCGCTTGGCATCTTCTTTCCATTGAACAGCTAGAGGTGGCAATGGTTCACCATTATCTTGAGGAATAGGTTCATATACATTGAACTTACCCTCTACATGTAGTCGTTGATAATAATTATAAAACTCAGGAATCTTGTCCATACTTATTTCTCCGTGCATTCTGACGTTGTTGTTGACGTCGTTTGCGTTCTTGTTCTCTTTTAAATTTTTCAGGATTAAATTCTTTATAATCCTTACGACGAATATTCTTTTGCTCTGCCATTATACTTCCTCAATCTTAATCACCATTCGCTTAGGTATTTTGTTTACCTGAGCAGTCTCACCAGGGCCGATTGTTGAAGTTAAGGAGATTTGTTCTTCGTCATTATGGAGAACAAAACCTACCGTTAACATCATTGGTAGTGGTTCTTTAGCAGAAGACTTGGCTTCCTCTTTACCTAACCATTCAGCCCCACCAATAGTCATAGCATCGACCCATAGAACCTTAACAAGCTTAGGTATTTTATCTGGATAGATAACATTCTTAGGCAAAGAAGTATTCTGATTCAATGACTTCTTCGACTTCGAATTCGTTTTCTTGTTGGGGGCATTCTGGGAGGTAGATGCCGTATCTTTCTTCAATTTCTTTCTTGAGTCTTTCAAGTTGATTCTCCTTATGAATCTTGATGAATTCTTCTCTCAGTAGTACATGCATCTTATCAACATCAGGAGCATAAGTTCCATATGAATCATGTACAAACGAATAAGCAGACATACCTTCATCAAGCATTTGGGAGATAGTCATAAACATATGTGCTGCATCTAATGAATGGATGAAGTTTGGAGAAATTGCAAGATACTGCGCTTTACCATCAAGATCTTCCGTAACAGTGCAGAACACAAGTTGCTGACGATTAAATAACTCAGCATAACTGACTCTTTCAAGTACTTGATTATAAACATGATGCACCTCAAACCCACTTGGGGTAGTCCAAACAAATGGTTTATTCATTGCATTGAGGATATCTGCAACTTCACGCAACCATTCTTTACCTTTGTTTGGAGATTCCATTGTTTCTCCTAGGCCAGCTTGAATAGCTCGGCTTAGTTCAACAACGGCACCACCTCGTTGTTCTTTACTAACCCAATCAACATGGCCTTCCTGTTTTACATATTTCTGCATACCGTAGAATGTAAGACCATATGCATCACACATTGTGGGACGCTTAGTTACATTTCTAGGTAATTCATTATTCCAATATTCAAGGAATGCTGGAAACCATTTGTTATCAGGATTAGCTTGCATGTGTTCAGTTGCAGCATCTGCTACAAACTGATACAAATCTTGAGGCTTATCAGTCTTAATAAGATTAGTAAGCACAGCAAGTTTTCTGTTACGCATAATAGCAGACCAATGTTGTCCACCATTATTAGCGCCATCCATTTGAATTGGAAGTTGAGTCATTCCATCCTTACGGGCAATTTCAAAGATTGCTGCAAGGCGTTGGAATGATTTGTTCTTCTTCTTGCTTAGATCAATCCATTCTTTATTAGCATATGGATCTTCTGCAATCCTAAGCAACATATCAATATTAGAATCAACCCATTGAATTCGTTCTTCAAAGGATTTCTTATCTTGGTCAAAGAGATTAGCAATATGAATCTTTAACCACCGCAAACCTTGCGGAGATTGTTTCCTAGGTACAGCAAAGTGGATTAGACCACGATCAAAGTCAATACCCTGAGGAGACAACAACTCACATACTGAATATGCTCGACCTCTAAAATCCAAAGTGTATGGCATGTAGAAGAAATCCCAACTTGCCATTTTCTTAGCAAGCTCAAGGCGGACAATCATTCTTGATCGTGCTTGTTCTTCTTTGTACCATTCACCCCAAGCTTCATTAGATTCTTGCATCCACTTGGCTTGTTGTTCTTTAGTCCCATCTTCTGGATAAGTACGACTAAAGGCAAAGTCTTGGAATGTATATGCTGGAAGATTAGCAATTCGATAATCATTCTCAAACATAGTTTTCATAACATCATAGACTTGCTTATTAACTGACCACTCTGTAGTTGCAAGGGCATTAAGACCACGCAATACCAATTCAGATGGACGTGAATCCCAATCCTTAGGATTAGCACCAACAGGATGATATCGTTTAATCATCTTCTTGCGAATCCATGGCGATAGGAATCCACCATCTTCTTTATTAGTATGCTGCACAGGTGGGCAAATCATTGGACGGTAAACAAGACAGGCTTGTTCAAGTAGTTCATGTCGCTTGCTTAGTTCCTTGAGAATCCAAGGAGCAAAGGAAACAAGAAGAGACTTTTTATTCTTACCATTCCAATGGATACGACTAATTAAGATATCAGAAGCCAAAGCAATCCTAAGCATATTATGACCGAGATCTTCTTTCTCTTTGGCCTTTAGTTTAGGAAGCTTAGTTACCTTGAGGGTAAATGCTTTGCATCGTTTAACAGTCCAGTTCTTAATAAACTTAGATTGTTTACGCCAATCTTCTGAGAATCTTTTCTTTGCCTGTTGATATGCGATAATTGAAATAACATCATCTGCAATTAACTTAGCAACTTGCTGAGCAATAGGTGCATTACTTGGAATGCCTATTGAATCATCAAAGTTTTGTAATGTGTTTCTTGTTAAGAACAAACGCATTACATTTCTAATTGTAATATCAGCCATTTTAGCAGCACCAATACATAACAATGGAGCTAACCAATCTGGAGACTTACGATTATTAGAACATTCATCAATCCATTTTTGATAGAATGGAGTGAGGTGGATTACGGCTGATTCAAGTAGCAATTGTTCTGGCTTACCCTCATCTGGGGCTCGACCATACTCTCGCCAGTACTTTTCAGTACCGTTCTCTAGTAACTCTTCTTCATAAAGTTTTTGTAAAGTTACTCTATTTTCTTTAGTTTCTTTACTAAGTTTATTCCATGCCTCTAGCATATAGTTCCTTTTTTAAATAGTGAATGTAGCATAGCTACAAGCATGGTTAACTGGATTCTTTATGATTGTTAACTATAGCAGACCAAGATACAGGAAACAACCCACTAATGATTGACCCAATCTCTTCTGCATATTCTCTAATCTCTGCTTGTGCATGAGGATCAGAGCGTTGTGCATAGAATCTTGCGTATGCAGCAAGGCTACCAGTCCAATACCATTCAGTATAAGTACCGAGTGGTAAGATCATTCTAGATTGTTCAGGTGCAATACCAATCTTTAACAAATCTTTGTAAGCATTATTACATGCTTCAATTGCTTGCGAATAGATTAGATATGCTTTATTCTGAAGATCAGTTTCAACATGATCTCCAGCACCTTGTTTCATGTTGGTTGGTCGTGATGACCAACGTGGATAGAAGTATTCTGGATCGTCATCAACATAACGACGAGATACTTCATTCTCTACGAATCCAACCTTATGTTTAAAGAACTGGGTTCGAATAGGAAATGGTGCCTTGATATGTAGACAAATTTGGGGATGAGCAAAGGGTGTCCAATGCTTATGCTTAGCAAGATAATTAATTAGTTTAATATCTTTTTCTTCAAGAGTATTACTTTGTTTCTTGAATGAAACTCTAGCAGCATTAACAACCATTAGATCATCTCCCATATGAGAAATGTATTTAACTTTTGACATAATCTTTTACCATCTTATACAAGTGATCTGGTGATCCATTACATATAGGAAAACCATATAGTTTATTTAATACAAGAGAACAACGATATACACAGTCATTCTTTTTAGGAATTGTAAACAAAGTCCAAGGTGAGACATAACGAACAACATGATCCCAAGTTGTCATTGGCTTTAGAGAATTACAATATTCTCTAAGTTCTTTCCAGTTAACATCCATTGTACTAATGTACACAACATGATCTGGTTTAAGTAACTTAGTATCAGCTTTGGCATCTGACCATTTTGCAATGGGCCAATCATCAAAGAAGTGTATTACAACATCATCCACTTGTATTGAGCAATGGTTCCACTTGCATACAAATTTCTGATATAGATCTACAAAGCGATTTATCGGAGTCGGTAATTGATAAATTCTGAATTGAATCTTCGATAACAATGGTCCTCCTTTCTTCATGATAAGGGAGAACAACCTCCCCTGTGGGGTGGTATAATACCATACGAGCTGTAATGTCTAGTACTTTTAGCATAAAAAACCACAAGGGATTTCTCCCTTGTGGTTCTGGGTTTGTTTAGACCATGCTAAGAGCACGATCCATAACTGCGACCTTTTCCTTGGCACCAGTACCAAAGAGGACATCAACAAAGCGATTCTCTGCCTTGTTATTGCCTCGATAGATTTGGTTGTGATCAATCCAATATGTAACTGCATTCATAGCAGTCCAGAGATTAGAACCAGACACAGGAGTTTCAAGATCAAATGTATTTGACCACTTGATCATTGTTGAACGTGCATCCTTGTTGTCTTCGTTCTGTTGTTCTGTTGTTGGATTGCTATGGATATTGCCAAACATATCCATATAAACATTAGTCCAGAAGTTCTGGACAAACTCTGTAGACACAGATTTATTAGCAAGAACCTCAGCCTTCTCTTGGAAGTTCTGAGTACGATCCTTGAATTCATGGATTGCATTAATCAATGATTCAAGACGATCTTGGATGTTACCCGTGTGCTTAAGGGTAATCATCATATTGTTCTTACGACCTGTGTTCAACGCCATGTTCAATGTGTTTTCACAAATCACACGAACAGTTGTAGGCAATGCAGCCAGAGGATGCATACCAGTATGGCCGTTGGTCAACAGGAACTTAGGTTGAACCTCATCCTTCTTTGGACCTACGGCAAATGGATTACTAGACAATTGCAGCCAAACACGTTGGCCTCCTTGAATAGAACCACAGGTTTCGACCTTGACATCAGCTCCACAAACTCGACTTGCCATGTAAGCAAGCTCAGAGTTTTGAATGATTTGATAATCAGGACCTACAATACCAAGGATATGGTCCAGATCATCACGAGTATTGGCAAACCACTTGTTAGTAGTTGCATATTCTGTTTGAGTTGGAACATAGATTGGACGCTTAGATACAGTCCAATTCAAATCAGCCTGTTGCATTGCTTCGTCAAGGCTGGACGTTTGGGTTACATCTGAACCCACTTGAGTAAAGATACTCATTAATCATATACCTTTCTAGGAATGTATCAATTGGATACCATTCACGTTTGTACAATACCCATCCATCTTCTGAGAAATCAGCAATGACTCCATGATTGAAGAGATCGTTGATAATCCCAGCAGTTGATGGACTGGTATTGAGAATCAGTTTCGTACTCATTTGGTTCGTCATAGAACCAGTCCTCCTCATCAGAAGGCACGGTCATTGATTTCGTTTGGGAGTCGATCATCTACTTCCAACATTCGTTTGATTGATTGAAGAAGGTGTTCTGCCTCATTCATTGTCAAATAAACACTTGATTCACCGAGAACCAAACTAATTCTGGGATCTGAATTATACTCATAGTTGGTCTTGTAGAAGCAGTTGTAACTAACAGAAAGCTTCTTGGTAGGAACAGTATAAGAAATGGTGCTAACGACTTCAGTAATTGGTTGTGACATTTGTTTTAGATTCCTTGATTTACATCTACAAATTCTTGCATGTCGGGACCACCCCAACATTCATTAACTTCTTCATTGATAACCTTGGTCAAGATACGACCAAGAGTTTTCTTATCCAGTTCTTCATAGCCAATAACATTGACACCAATCATCTTAAGAGCATCAATAACCTTAAAACAATTGGTTGCTTTTACTTGCTTAAGTGAGTAACCAGCTTGGTTCAACATCTTACGATTGGTTGTCTTAGGTGCATTGAAGTCGATAAAGATTGCAGCTTCCATCTTAGAAATCTTTTTGGTTTCTGCATACTTTGCGATCTTGTTTGCACGAAGGTTACGCTTACCTTGAATGAATTCAATATTCATCTTTTTCATAGTTACCACCAGTTAATTACAATACCCTTGTTCTTAACAACAACCTCAAACCATTTGAGGATACGTTGGGTTTCTGTATAAGAAATTTCCCATCTATTTCCAGTCTGTTCTTCAAAGTCTTTGAAATCGTATTCTTCTTGCTTACGATACAAAGCTTCATAAATATCTTTTACTTGATTTTCTGAGAGTTCTTCAGTGTACAAAGTGTATTGACCATTAGTACACCATTCAATCCAATTGTTGTAGACTTTACCTCGGAATGAATTTATTCCATTTGAAAAGCCCCCACCACATAGGTAGTTATTAGGAAACAATTCATCTGGAATACAATTATCAGAACCATCTACATACAAAGCATGAGCTGGTCCATAAGCTGCAAAGGTATCAAGACCCATTAGTTATTCTCCAAGATTTGTTTAAATTGGTTTTCTTCTTCACCTTCTGCAACACCAAAGATCATATGACTTAGGTTAATCAATTCTTCTTTGGTTGTCCATTTAGACAGTTGATCCAAGTGATGTAAAACGATGGGCTCGTAAACAGACAAAGGAGGATTGGTATATTCCTGAGTTTCTTCGTAATATGCATCAGTTAAAGATTGATGCCAATCACAAAGAGCACAAGTACCATAGGTGTATGTACTATAAGAATATTTATTATCCTTTTTCCATACATAGTACTGAGTACCTTGCCAACCATCGCCATAATTTAGGCTACCAATTAAGGTAGCTCCTGAGCGATTCTTTACTTCGTCAATAATCATTGTTAATTCCTGTAGAAGTGCTTGGGAGTAACCTTACATTGAACCATAGATCGGGTATCTTGTTCCAAAGAACAAGCAACACCCAATAAACTAATAAAGTGTGCAGCATCATGCACATCTTCAAATGCTGCAATCTGGTAGATGACATCAGTAGAAATGGTGACAATAAAGACACGATCTTCTGGAATACTTGCGACCATATACTCTCCTAGGTTACTTAAGTTTTAATACCTAGGTATAATAATACTATATATTATTAATACCTAAGTATCTTAGGTTTATAACCCTAGCTATATACTAGGGTATTGGGATAAAAACAGGAACCTAGGTTTCCCTAGATTCCTGTTGGTTAGAAAGGCAATGTATACCAGGAATCTTCGGGAACCAAAACTTCCTGACTAATCATTGACACATCTTCCTTTGGGGAGGGGCGAGATGTCTTACCCTTAAGGCGAGGTGCCCGAGGGTGAGTTGCGCCTGAATTATCCCACAAAGAAACTTTATGTTCCTTACCATCAATTGTAACAATTCCGTTAAACTTAGGGGAGTTTGGGTTAGATGTTTGAACTTCCCAAAGAGCAATTCGAATTCCGTTGTTCACTTTTTAATCCTTTTAATTACGTTATAAACAATACCTATACAGATTGCAATTGCTATACCTACCCCGTAAACCAGGGTAAGTATAGCCATTACTCATCCTTCTCATAGGAAGCCATTAATTCTTCCCATTCTGCTAAGAGTTCCCAATCCTCCATTAAACCTTCACAATCTTGTATCGTTGAGATACATTAGAGACAAATGCCCATCCTGCAAACAAAAGCAGCATAAACCCAATACCACCAATGAGATATGATTCATATGGAAGTTCTGCAATTGCAGAACCAACAAGAACCATACCCATTACCGTAACCCAAAGAAACGCCAACTTTTCTGAGATTTCCATTATACTCTCCTGTAAAGGCGTACTCTCAACGCGAGAGTACATCTTATAAGGGACCGAATTGGTCTGCTCGGTCAACACAGGGTTTAATATCTACAAATAAAGTACCAATTTATTTGCATAGTGCCCTTTGGTGCCACATTACCTTGGGTTTCTTAGGCCATAAACAATATCCCATAAGATTATGGTACACCCCGAATTGCCCGCTCGGAGTAACACGGTGAGCATTTAATCAACAACAGACGCCCAGCAATCTGTTGAGGCCCACCTCCACTTGGTAGGGTATAACACGGGCTTGTGGTAAGCCTGCACGGGTGCATCCCGCGTATCCCCACTTGAATACTCAATACTGGGGAGTCCTTTACAGCAGAATTCTTTAGGGAATTCTAACTGCGGTTAGTGTGTGCCAAGAATCCTGGTATGACTTGGCCTTGACGAATACGCCGCCTTTATGGGAACTTACGGGGGCACCAGCGAGCCTTAATTCAGGCATCCCAAAGGTTTTAGCTTTGAGCAGTTTAACAGGACATGCTCAGGTCTGCAAGTCGGGTATCCTGCGCGCCGTTCCTCAGAACTATTTGGATACTTGCCTTGCTGTGTCTTGAGCCTTTTAATGACATGCTCAGGTCTAAACATAAAAGATGTCCCACTATTTATATACCGCCTATGGGCTAGGTTGCTTGCGGTAAAAGACCCCATAGCGTTTCCGCTAAGGGGTCCCATGTAACCCTATTTAGCCTGCCCTATATGGAATGTGGGTTTAAGTATTCCATATAAGGTAGCCCTTGACCGTTGAAACTGGCAATAGTTGCCGTAGATGTTTCAAGTCTACGGGTGCCACGGCTGTAGCAGTCGGACCCCCCATGTGACCATGGGGACGCACTATGCTTAACTTCTATTTATACTCGCATAGTCGAGTGTTGATGTGGGCTACTTCCCCACAGACCTTCAACGAGGCTCACCCATTTAGGTTATAAAGCGGTGGGATTCCGCAATAGAAACAATCCAGTGTATACTTTAGTCGTATACACTGTAACCTATGGGAAGAGAATTACCAATGCATGTGGTACCTCCTTAAACCCTCAGTTGATCTTTCGACCAACTGAGTTACTAGTATTGGGGTAGAACCTTACTACCTGACCATATTTCTATTGCGCCTGGTTTAGTGGCGCTAGAAGACCCATACAGGCATTCTAAGGACTGACCCTACTGACCGTAGGGGTAA